CTTGAACACCTTGTGAACCTTGACTTCCTCTAGTGCCTTGTGTACCTTGTGCGCCTTGATTTCCAGTGCCACTTATACCTTGAACACCTTGTGAACCTTGACTTCCTCTAGTGCCTTGTGTACCTTGTGCGCCTTGATTTCCAGTGCCACTTATACCTTGAACACCTTGTGAACCTTGACTTCCTCTAGTGCCTTGTGTACCTTGTGCGCCTTGATTTCCAGTGCCACTTATACCTTGAACACCTTGTGAACCTTGACTTCCTCTAGTGCCTTGTGTACCTTGAGTGCCTTGTCTTCCATCAGAGCCTTGAGTGCCTTGAGTGCCCTGTAGACCTTGTGAACCACCTTCACCACCTAATCCTTGGGTTCCTTGAGTGCCCTGTAGACCTTGTGTACCTTGACTTCCTAAAGTGCCTTGAGTACCTTGAGTGCCCTGTCTTCCTTCAGCACCTTGAGCGCCTTGGATGCCTTGGCTTCCTTGGGCTCCACCTGTACCACCAAAACCTTGAGTTCCTTGGATGCCCTGGAGACCTTGAGTACCTTGAGTACCTTGTCTTCCTTCAGCACCTTGTAGACCTTGTGTGCCTTGTCTTCCTTCAGTGCCTTGTGTGCCTTGAGTGCCTTGGATGCCTTGGCTTCCTTGAGCTCCACCTGAACCACCGAAACCTTGAGTTCCTTGGATACCCTGAAGACCTTGAGCTCCTTGAGTTCCTTGAAGACCTTGAATTGATTCTCCCTGGAGACCTTGTGTACCTTGAAGACCTTGAGTGCCTTGTGTACCTTGCACATTTCCAGCAAGACCTTGAATTCCCTGAGTTCCTTGGGCTCCCTGAGTGCCCTGAAGACCCTGAGTGCCCTGAAGACCTTGTGTACCTTGGGTACCTTGAATTGACTCGCCCTGGAGACCTTGTAGACCCTGTGTACCTTGTAAACCTTGAGTACCTTGGGTACCTTGAATTGATTCTCCCTGGAGACCTTGTGTGCCTTGAAGACCTTGAGTTCCTTGTGGTCCCTGTACATCTCCAGCAAGACCTTGAATTCCCTGAGTTCCTTGGGCTCCCTGAGTGCCCTGAAGACCCTGAGTGCCCTGAAGACCTTGTGTACCTTGTGGACCTTGTATAGATTCGCCTTGTAGACCCTGTGTACCTTGTAAACCTTGAGTGCCTTGTGTACCTTGAATTGATTCTCCCTGGAGACCTTGTGTACCCTGAGTACCTTGTAGACCTTGAGTACCTTGTGTACCTTGAATTGATTCGCCCTGGAGACCTTGAGTACCTTGAGTACCTTGTGATCCTTGTGCTCCTTCTTGTCCGCCAGTTCCCTGGGCTCCCTGGATGCCTTGAAGTCCCTGTAAACCTTGCGTTCCCTGTAAACCTTGCGTTCCCTGTGGACCTTGAGTGCCCTGTAGACCTTGTGAACCTCCCTGTCCACCAAGACCTTGTGTTCCTTGTACTCCTTGTGGTCCTCTTATTTTTCCTACATTTACCCACTGTTCTGATGGATTTATCCATACCCAAAATTCATCTGTGGCATCATCAATAATTCCATCGCCTGGCAATGTTGTATATGTGCCAATTGGCTCCACATTATTAATTACAAAATCATTTAAAACTAAGTCTTCATTTCCTGGCCCAAAAGCTAAAACATCTGGCACCAAACCGATAATTTTTATAGTAGGACCAGAAGTTCCTTGTGTTCCCTGTGTTCCTTGAGTGCCTTGAGCACCTTGGGTTCCCTGAGTTCCTTGTACTACTAAATCTAAACTTGGAATCCAAAATCTTTGTCCAGTGTATCCTTGAACCGCAGTTAATATATAATGTTCTTCAGTTAACTTTGATCCAGGTGGAAATGGATTTGTACCTATAGAAGATACTCCAACAAGAGGATCCCCAAGATCTGGTTCAGCTTGCTCCAAACCTAAAAATTGATATCGATCTGAAGTGATTCCAGATTGTGGGAATCTCTTTACTCTTCCTGAAGTATACTTAGTCATTTACTTTTATTTCTTAGCAGTTTCGAGGACACTTAGAATTAATTCGAGAACACCATTTTCATTACCTTGAATTTTAATCACATCATAAGTTTCTAATGCAAGTCTACCATCTGGTATTAATGATACACTATCATTAGGTGGGATATCCACTTCATTTGCAAATTTATAATCAGCTTTTATTTCTGATGGTTGTATGACAAGATCACGAGAATGGACAGCAGTTACATTATATGTAGTTCCTGCAGTAGAAACATTTGTAACTTGAGATAAAATTATGATTGAAGCAACTCCAATGGGACATGTATATATGCCAACCATTTCGGTTGTAACTCCAACTCTAATTGTTTTAAATCTATTAAGAGCAATTGCTGCCATTTTACTTACCTAATGCAATGATTAAAGGTGTTATAGTATTTAACAAACTTTGATCGAATGATCTTCCTGTGATGGTTCCAGTCAATTGATTTACTGTTATATCATCTCCAATTTTAAAGTTACCCGCTTGATTTGTACTCGTATAAATTACTTGTCCGCCTTCTATTTTTACCACTTCATTGTCTGGATTTGTAATACCACCCAAGGCAGGTTTTGCGGTATCAATATTTGTTCCGGCTCCAACCCACTCAAATGAGATTGTTGTTGCAATTTGCAAGCTCAATCTACTAAAGTATACTGTAGTTCCGGATCCAACTGTATTATTTAGAGTTTGAGTTAAAACGATAGTTGAGACGCCATTTACTGGCTCAGTTGCAGTTGCGATGTTATAATATGTTGGATATAATGTTGCTCTAGCTGTAGCCTGTATGCCAATTCCCCCATTAGGAGGAGCAATTTCCACAGTAGGAATTCCTTTATATTGACTTCCAGTACTGATCACATCAATAGAAGTGACTCTACCAAATTGATCTACATTTGCGGATGCTTCTGCGCGAATTCCGCTTGGTCCCTCTGGGAATCCAATTGTTACTCTAGGTGGTAATCCAGGAAGATATCCAAGTCCTGGTTCATCGACTACTATAGTTTGAACTGTATTGTATAGCTCGCCGAAGTACAATGCCTGTCCATCATAAGGACGATTGGTCCCAACACCGGAAACAACTATAGTGTCAGTTTCAATTGGGGCAGTGTCAACTATTTTTCCAGTATAGCGATAAATTGATTTTGATGTTTTATCTCCAACACCATTTGAATATAATCCATAATTACCAAATGAAGCATTTGAGTTTGTAAGATCGCATTGTCCACCAGATCCTGTATATATCGCAATATCATCACAAATAGTAAAGATAGATACTAACTGAGCATAAGCACCATTAGTAATAGATACGCCGATTCCATTTTGATTATATTGAGTATATGAGTCAACACTCATAGTTCCAGTTACACCAATGTCAGTTTGATCTCCTGGCTCAGCGGCAAATCCATCAACTTTCATTCCAATACTATCACCAATAAAATTAGTGCAGTTTCTTACATATGGACCCTGGGTGATTGGTCCAACTCCTCTGGAAAATTCTGGAATTGCTACGCCACCGGAAACATAAGTATGTGGGATCGTTGATGGTCCAACATTAATAGTAAATGTGTCATTAGCAGTATTTGTTCTATTAATTGCAATTCCAGTTGTAGGAATGTATGTATGTGGTATTGTAGATTCTCCTACATTAACAGTAAATGTAGATCCAACAGAAGTTAATACTCTAAATTTATATCCATTATTTCCTGTTGGATAAGTTAAGTTTGGTGGACTATCAGGACAGCTGAATAATAAATCTCTTAATTCCACCAAATCATTATATTCTAAGTTTATTCCAGGAGCGGTAATGGTAGCTATTCCACTTATATTATCATATTCTGCATCTGTTACATTAAATGGCTTATCAGTTACAATATCAATAACTCTAAACTCAAATCCATTATTTCCTGTTGGGTAAATTGTAGTTGTCCCACTTCCACTTGGACAAGAAAATTCTAAATCTCTTATTTTAACAAGATCTCCAGTTTCTATCGATAGACCTTCGGCTGTGATTGTAGTAATTCCAGTGGCATTATCATATGTTGCGGTTGTTATTGCTACAACTCTATCTAGAGCTATTCCACCACCAGCATAAGTATGTGGTAATGTTGATGCACCAACATAGACTTCAAATGATTGATCATCGTTTATCTTATCAACAAAGAAATCATATCCATATCTACCAGATGGGAACATTTGAGTTGATATGCCACCACCAGAATTACAACTAAATGATAAATCTCTCAATTCTATAGATTCGCCCTTTATAGCCTTTAGTCCAGGAGAAATTATAGTTAATTTACCAGATACTTCATCGTAAACTGCAGAAGTAATTCCAATTGTACTTGTAAATCCAATACCAGAATTTCCAGGGTATGTAGTTCTGATTCCAACTGTTGTAAATGCCTCGGATCCAAATCCAACAATGCTAGTAACAACACCAACGCAAGATCTCATTGCAGAAACAACATTAGCACAACCATTTATACCATTATTGAATCCAGTCAATGGATCAACTTGCATTCCCAAATCTTTTATTTGTGTAATTTCATCTTGGAAACTAGTGTATTTTTGTATTGTTCCACCAGAATCATAAGTATGTGGAAGAGTAGACTGTCCAACAATAACTTCAAAGTGGTCGTCATCTACGACTTTTAGTACATTAAATATGTAACCTAGAGAACCTGATGGATAAGTCACAATACCTGGTCCAGATGGGCAAGTAAATTCTAATCCAACAATCTTTACTGCATCATCTAATTCCAATCCATGGTTAATTGCAGTAATCGAAGTAACTCCAGTTATATTGTCATATACTGCATTTGTAATTTCCGTGCCAAGACCAACTGGATATCCACCCCAAGTTACATTGTTTATCACTGCACGAGCGACATTGAAAGAGTAATCTACAGTTGCAATAGTTTGTTCAACTTCTTCTGGATTTTTTAGTATTTGTGGAATTAAATTCCAATCAGAATCGTAATATGCCTTTCCTGCATCAACTGAACGAGAGTTTCCTCCTCTTGTAATATCATGTATAGCACACTTCCAAATGTCTTTGATATCGTCTGCGCAATCATTGCTTTCTAATCTTACTCCAAATTTAATTGGTGGGAGTACACTAGTGCTTCCGGCTCCAATTGCTGATGTGACAATCCCTACAAGTTGAGAAATAGTAGTTCCAACTGCAACGCAGCCACCAGGAACAGTTATTATAGAAGGATTGAAAGTTTGTGAGACCTCACTTTGATATGATGTAGGAGGTGCAACATTATCTATAACTGATTTTGCTATACCTGCAGCATAATCTAGTGTTGCTATTGTCGCAGCTGAAACTCCTACTCCTGTAATATGAACTAATGCGCCAGAATCACTAAAGTATGACAATGCCGCTCCAACAGATTTACGATTACTATTCGCTTTTAAGTCATAAGAAACAGATCGGAAAATATCTCTAATGTCATCTGCACAATCTTCGGTTGTTCCTGGTCCAGGAACTGTAAAGTTGAGTCCAGATGGGGAGGTTAAAAATCCAACTGCTTCTGCTGCAATATAATCAATATTTGAATCGATCAATCTTGCTGCATCTTGTTCTCTATGATTTCCTGCAAACCCACTAAAACCACTTGTCAAAAATCCAACAGATTCTCTTGCAATGTAATCAAGATTAATTCTGACCATTCTTGCGGCATCAAAGAATCTATCTACCGCAACACCTTGAAGTGGTTGAAGTGCAACGACAGCAGCACCATCGGTCATTTTTGGGCCAATGAAACTCATGTCAGTAATATGACAACCATTATTTACATGGAATAGGTCTAGGTATGGAAATTTTGGTGTGACAACGCAGTTTCTAAGTTCAGTTCCTTCTACAGAAACAGTTTTTTTCAATACTATTGGATTTTCTTCAACATAAACTCCTGGGTATACTTTAATAGTATCTCCAAATACAGCTACATTGGCTGCTCCTTTAATAGTTCTTTTAGCGTGACTTTCAGTCAACCCAGTATTATTGTCATCTCCACTTTGAGTAACAAAAATTGTTTTGCCTAGTGGCTTATATGCCTGTACTTTTACTTCACCTTTATTTCCAGGAGTTTGAGATGGAAATAAATCAATTCCAATACCAGGAACTAAGTTAGTTACAATACCAACTAAATTTACGCCATCTCCATAATAATCCAATGCAGTTACAGAACTTCCAACACTTAAGTTGGTACTGATTGCAACTTTATTTGCAAAAATGTTCAAGTCATTTTGACTTGTAATGTTCGGAACCTCTTGTCCGCCAATCAGATTTATTCTTCTTGCACCAAAGCTTTTATCCGACATTTCTTTTTTTTAAATATTTATTCTATTGAGATTCCGAATAATGAAAGTCCATCACCCTCTATAGTTAATTTAGTATATATGTCATCTACAGCTGGACCTGGTGGACCAGGAGGAGGTGGAGGTGGAGTTGGACCAGGAGGAGGTGGAGGTGGAACAAAAAAAGTCGAATATGGGTTGTAAATTATTCTTTTTTCAGCTCCTCTCATATTATATCTACCGGACCAATATGTTAAAGTATTTGGATCTGGATATTGGTCTAAATATTCATTGGTTAAAGTCACAGAACCTGATGTAAATAGCCAATCTTTAACTTGACTGGATGTCGAAGTTGGATTTAATTGTAAGTGTATTGCAACAATTCCAGCCACAACTGGTGCAGCTGCACTTGTCCCGTTAAATAAACAATCACGAAATAATCCGTTGTCAGCTCTAACATATGGATCTAATCCTATACATCCTGCAGCTAAAGTTTCATCTGCAGGTGCCCAAACATCTACTCCTGGTCCGTTGTTAGAATAAAAAGCTTTTCTTTCTGCTCCATCAGATAGGCTAAAATCATCCATCGCACCAACACATATTACAGGATGAAAATCTGCCACGGAATCATATCCCATTCCAGATGGTGTCAACCAATTTCTATGTCCACTAGGAATTGTTCCAGCTGGAAATTCTGGATTCGGGTCAAATGGAAATATAATATCAGTAAAATAATCTAACAAATGTGGATCATCAAGACCAATTCCCAATCTTTGATTGCTATTTCCAGCTGATGCAACAAAAATTGCACCAGAATCCATGAGCTCACTTCCAGCCAAATCTGTACTAGCACTACGAGAACTACTGACATAGTTCCTATATTGTTCAGGTCTTGGAGTTAAAGATTCTTTAGCATATAATACAGGTTTAGTTGGATCTGCCGCTGGAGAGTTACCAATAAATGTTCCTACTTGCCCTTCAAAGCTATAAGAAACTACTGTAGTACCATCAAATCCACCAAGATATACCCAACTTCCACTAATAATAGTTGGATTTTTTATTCCAGTTGCTGGATTTATTGGTTTATATAGATGAAATACTTTCATCAAATCAAAAGTAAGTTCTATAGGAACACTAAATTTTCTATTTCTTGATACACAATAAATGCTCCAAATATTGGCATTAAATGCAGTACCAAAATTTTTACCCGCAGAAAGAGATGCACATGAAGTCCCATGTGAATCTGTCAATCCATTTGAACCATCCAAATTTGTACCCAAAGTATCATTTTCATTGTATGCAGCTGGTATTGTAAAGGTACCAATCGAAGAAAACTGTGGGGATCTAAGAGATGAGTTTTGCCACCAATTTTTTGCAGCAAGTTCCGTAATTCCTATTCTTCCATCTGGTTTTATGGTTGTCAATCCATTTATATTAAAGTATACTGGATCAATATAATATGGTCCATCTAAAATTACATCTCTAACTCTAGATTTTCCAGTGGAATCTAAAAATTCTGGATGGTATTGTAAAACACCAGAATCTTGTATTATAATGTCAGTGTTTGATCCATCAATTGTATAATCTACATTTCCTAAAACAGGAGGTATGAATTCTCCAGTTTGTGTCCAAAAATCAGAACTTTTTTGCAGTACCGTTCTTTTGATTGCCCAATTAGTTCTGTTAATTTCTTCTGGTGTTGGGGTTGGAGAAATAGATGTATTTAAATCTCTGTATATTTTTACATCAGTTGGCCATCTTTTTGTACATTGAACTGGAGTGGGATACACTTCTGGGTGATGTATTGGGGACAATTCTATCCATTTTACATTAGGATGATTTAATAATTCTTGAACTTCCTCCTCGGACAATAAGAATGTACCTCTAGTTTGACTATGTTCTTTTTCATCAGAACATTCGACACATCTATTTGGAACATGTTCACACTCCGATTCATGGCATAATTGATTGTGAATCTCTTGCCAATATTCAGGTTGAGTTACACTTAAAGTATAATGCTTGTATTCCATATTACATTAAGGTACTTCTTGTAAACATGTAAGTTACTATTCCAACAGTTCCAGTTACAGGAGTAGCTAAAACACTACATGTGTTTCCAGATATTGTGGCGCCAATTGAAACTACTATACCAGGATTGTACATAATAGCATACTCCTCTGAGAATGCTGTTGTTCCGTTTTGCATTAACAAAAGTTTTTGAGATTGTATGTTTTCTCCATTCTGTATATAAAATGTATATTCTGCTACTTTGAAATTTGATGTCAATAAATTATATGAGTCAATTGTTGCTGCAACGCCAACAGTCGCAGAAAATGTTGATGATGAATTTAAAAAGTTATAATTTTCTATTTGAAAATTAGTAATAGATGGTGGACCACCAATTCTAAACGCAGTTGCTTCTATAGTTGAAGCAAAAACATTTTCTAGATTTGTGTCTCCGGGAGTTACAGTTAAAGATGTTGCTTCTGCTGAGGCAAGAGTAGACTCTGTAGTTACATCTAAAGCATCTACAGTCGCAGTTCCAGTAATTGAAGCATCTCCACTCACATCAAGTTCAACATTTGGAGTTACTCCAATTCCAAGTTTATTTGAAAATGGATTATACACTAACCCATTTGAATCGACTTTAAGAGTATTTTCTACTCCATCTTCTGGGTTTCCAGCAAATACTACATTATAATTTACATCATCATCATTTTGTTCAGTATTTATAGCTATTATATCTTCTATTTGCTTCCATTCTGGTCCCTCAAATTCCCCTCTAGATACCAATACATTATTTTCATTTCCACTAGTTACTCTTCTGTTAATACTAATTGTAAGAGTGGTTGAACCAATTCCATTTTTATGAGCTACATTTAAATTTACAATAGAGGCTCCAATTGATACTACCCTAGTCGATGGTTCAAAGTATACATCATTTGATTCAGTTAAAGAATCATTTATTCTTATTAATGAAGTGTCAATTCCACTAATTACTCCAGGTGAAGTAGCTGATGCAATTCCAGTGGTAACTTTTACTAATGAACTAGTTACACCAACTAAAAAGAGATCGTCTAGTGCTAAATCACCTCTTACATCAAAATTATATTCCGGTACAGTAGATCCTATGCCAACCTTCTTTGTTGCCGAATCTGCATAGATTAAATCTAATCCTACCTCAAGACCATTTCTTATGACGAAGTTTTTGGTTAATGCCATACTTCTCCTTTAAAGGTTCACTATCCCCTTTTTTATTATTTAGTTGAATGTCAATGTTGCCGCTCCAGTGAAAACATGATATGCATAATTGATTGTTGGAGTTGTTCCGCCATTATTTGAAGTTCCATATGTTATGGTATTCGTGCCAGTATTTGTACTAGTAGCAGCTCTGGCACCGTTAGGCGCTGGATATCTCACTACAACAATTCCTTGTCCACCACTAGCTCCAAACCTGTTGCTGCCAGGAGTTGTTCCAACTAGTGCTCTTGATACTCCACCGCCACCACCACCACCAGTAAATGCTGCTCCCCCAGTAGCATTTACTAAGTTTGTTGCTCCACTTCCACCACCATTTTGACCTGGAGCTCCTGAAGCTCCTTGGTTGGCTGCTCCTCCACCACCTCCACCAGCAAATCCACTTGTTAAACTAAGAGATGCTAATGCTGTGCCAAAAAATTGTAATCCTCCTCTTCCAGGACCTCCAGTGCCACCGGCTGTTGCCCCATTTACTAAACTTCCTCCAGCTCCAGAATCGCCACCACCGCCACCGCCAAGTCCAAATCCAGCTGGGTTGTGTGCTCCATTTCCACCCCTTAAACTAATGCAGCCACCGACACCGGAATTTAAATTATTTGGTCCGCCACCACCACCACCACCACCAGATTGATTATCAGTGACGCAGTTTCCACCCGCCGCAGCAACCGGTCCGATAAATAATAAACTTCCAGTTCCACCACCTCCTCCTCCAACTGCTGTAAATGGTAAAGCTACTCCACTTACTGTAACAGTTGTAGTTTGACCATTTCCTCCTCTTTGTGATGGAGAACTAGAGCCAGCACCACCACCTCCAACAGTAGCACTAATAGTTCTATTACTGCCAGGTCCTGTGAGTGTAAATGCAACTGCAGAACCTGCGCCACCACCTCCACCACCTCCTCCAGCACCACCTGGAGCTGTACCGGCATCAGAAGAAGCATAGCCTCCACCACCACCCCCACCAACATAAAATACTTCTACTGTGAGTGGATATGTGACAGTTGGTGTAGGTGGTGGTGGTACAACTGGTGGTGGTACAACTGGTGGTGGTACAACTGGTGGTGGTACAACTGGAGGTGGTGCAGGATCTGCCTGTGTAGTGATTGACCAAACTTGCTGACTCGTAGTTCCAACTGTAGCTGTAGTAGTGACTGCTGTACTATAAGTACTAGAAGATGTTAGTCTGACTCTAATAGCATCGCCATTGATTATCTGTATTGGTGGGTCGTCATATCCTTTTATTAAAGTTCCACCAGATGGTCTTCTAACTTCATAAGAAGCCCCAGATGTAAATGTAATATCAGTGGCTAAGCCAACATTTAGACCATTAATTACAAAGGCTTCAGCTCGATTAGCTGGATAAGCACCTGTTGTATTATATAATGTGCTTATGGCTCTGTTAGTTAACGGAGTAAAGTTACTGATTCCAGTGGTCTCAAATACTCCAGTCACAACATTTTGCTTGAAAAATGTGAAAGTGGCAGACAGATCTAATGGTTGGGTGGTTACATTCCAAGTTGTGGAATATGTTCCAACACCAAAATTAATTGGTTTAGTTTGACCATAATCAGAAGAAATGGTATCTAAGTTAATAATATCTCCATTTCCAATCAAAGCATTCGTTACAGACGGAGTAATTCCGTCGATAATTATACCACCATTCCCATCTACAATTGATGCAGAAAATTTAATGTTTGGCTCAAGTCCTGTGATGGTATATGATAATGTTGTTACGCCTACGCCAGCAAGTACATCAAGAGAACTTGGTATTATTATGGGATCGGGTACACTATCGACATCTCTAACCTGTATAATCCAGTCTTGTACACTTGTACCAATTGAAACTACAGAAGTATATGTTGACCCAAAAACATCAGGAATTATGTCTGTAGGTAAAACACTTTGACTTAATCTTGGATTGAGTTGATCGAATGTTATTAGATTTGAATCGAATGAAGCTGGAGGGAAAATTGGAGAAGGTATAGTTCTAGATAGCCTTATAGATTGATTGTTTCTAATAAAAGTAGAATCAGTAGTAAATCTAAGACTGGGATCTAAATCTTGTGAGAAATTTGCTTGTAAAGGAAAATCATTATCAAATGCAAGAGAATTGACATTTTGGTTGTCAAATACGGAAGCAAAAAGAGAATAGGAAGCACCAGGTTCTATTGTGACTCTGAGTTGACTTTTAATCCCTGTAATTTTTACATAGTCACTATAATAGGTCAATCCAGGATCAACATCAAATAAATCAATAAAATCAAATGGATCTGGAGAACTAACTAAATTTGAACGATATGCATATTCAGATGCATTTCCTATTGCTCCTATAATTGGCATATTTTATCTACCGTAAGTTGATTGTGATGCTAATATTGTATATTGATCGTTTATAGTCCCAGTTATAGATTTTCTGAGTATAACATATGTATACACATCAATTCCATTCGGATATCCAGAAGTGTATTGTGCACCACCATAATAATAAACATTAGTGAATGGATTCCCATCAATAGTTATATTATTATTATATCTAGCAGTTGGTCCAATAGTTGCTAAGAATGCCACTGTAATTGACTGTCCAACCTCCAGCACATCACCCAATAAAGAAGTCGGACTTCCAGTAAAGTTTATAGTCCAATCACTTGAAGATGGTCGAGTATAATAGTAAACATTATTGTCACCAAGGTAAATGTCAACTGGCTCTAATGTTGGTGCGAGAATTGGCCAATCTATATCAACTATTGTGGCTTCTTCTATAATCTCAGTTACATTTAATAGTCCTTTTACTTTCAATTTCGACTTAGAATCAGCAGTAGTACCAATTCCAACATTTGATCCAGTATAAATTCCAACTCCAGATTGAACAACCCATGTTGATTCCAATCCACTTAGTGATGATCCATCACCATAGAATGTTCCGCTCCATATTCCAACATATCTCCCATTTGAATCTTTAACTGGAGCAAATTCTCTCCATTGATTTTGGTTGGTAAACATCCAACCTGCAGATCCACCTTCATTTGGATTTGAATTAAATTCAATATCTCCTGCGTTTCCAATCAAAGTTGGAGTGGAAATCCCAACAGTAATTCTTCTAGATACATTTGCAGAACCCTGCAAGAATAGAGAATTGACTTCAACTCCCTTATCGGAGGTTGAAGTTATTTTGTTGCTAAACACAACTGGACCATCAAACTTAGAAATAATATCTTTCCCAACTCCACCTTCAATTTTAATAGACTTTCTTATGCTAATTTCTGATGTTGAAATGAGATCAACTTTATCTGATGTTAAGTCTTCGCCAGTTACAGTAGGAATTGGCGCATCATATATTTCTTCTTGTCCAGTTGCTGAACTTATTTTTTTATTTCCAATATAAAAATCACCATCATTATTCATTCCAGTAAATACTGTAATTCCACCATCAGATTTAAATGATTGTGAGAGTAGCTCTTCTTGTGGTGAAATTAATCTATCTTGTGAGTCAGGGAGTGATGTAGAATAATTTCCTGGTCCAAATCCAACATATTCAAATGTATGTCCAGATGCTCTTAGAATTGAGTGCCTTCTAAACTCAATTGGAATTGGTGATACTTTTCTAACTACCGCACCAGACAAATGAGTCTCAATTACACTACCCAGTACACCCCTAATTACAGGAATAATATTAGAATTTACAGTAGAAGATATCTTAACAATCTCATTATCAATCAATAAGAAATCACCAATCTTAAGTCCAGTATTTACTGCATTATTGATTGTAATTGTTGTGTTCGATAGAAGGACATTCGCTCCAAGAGTTCTTGTATTTCCATCATAAATTGGGATCAATCTTGAACTAACTTTTTCATTTTCAGCAGAGATTGAACCAAAATTAGATGAATATGTATGAGGATATGAGTATATTGAAGATAATGTTGTATTAGTTGTAGTGGTAAATCCAATATTCAACTCAAAAGAGGTCAAACTATTAATTTTTGATACGATAAAATCTTGATTATATTGTGATAATGTACTACTATAAAGTCTAATTTTTGAATTTACTTTAAGACCATGTGCAGTTGTAGTGGTAACAATTCCAGTTGTAGCCTCTACAGGATGTAACAACGATGATACTAACAGCGATTTTGGTCCAAGTTCAGAAATTAAATTCGATGTAGAGGTTAATGTTGAAATTCCATTTGTAACTACATTTGAAATGTTGTTGGAAGAAATTACATCTATAGATCTACTTGTTGTGATTCCACTAATTCTATAGAGATTATTATATCCTAGTATGGAATCTTCTTTGATTCCATCTACAAAGATCGTATCATCAATCGAATCATTGATATTATCGACTCTAACAACACCAATCACATGTGAGCCTGTAGTTGCAACCCCAACAACAGATAGTGTATTTCCTATTCCATAAGCACTACCTGGATTGATAACTTTTACATTGGAAATTGCGCCAGAGTTTACTCTAATGACTGCACTTGCTCCTTCACCAACAGTTGATCCAGCAAATCCAACCAAACGAGCGTTGTAAAGATCTCCAGTAAACCCAGCAATTGGACCATATGCACTTCCAGCATCAACAATACTGAGTCTAGTAATTCCATTTAGTCCATGATCAACATCAGTATATATTGTATGTGATGTTCCAGATAATGATCTAATATTTGTTATATTGAATGTAGATTTGAAATCAGTTCTAAATTTCTCAAAGGTTTCTTTTGTAATGCTATTTTGTGTATCATCAATTACAACTTGTCCAATTGTATCTGATAGAGCATATGAAGTTGTAGACTTTGGATCAGATATTGGATAATCTCTATTTTCTTGTGGATATAAGTATTGAACTGGCTGAGTGAATTTTAGATCCGAAAATTCAACTACATTAGGGGAGTTGGAAGAATTCAAAACAATCAAATGATATATTCCATCCTGTATATTTTGAATATAAGGTTGAATTTCTTGTGTTCTATAAATTATATAAGTTTGATTATATCTTTTACGACTAAAATATGGTAAGGAAGTGTCTCTAGAGGAAGTATTGTTTAAAAATGTTCCAGGAGATTTAGTAGTATCAAATGTAAATTCAATTGAACTTGGTACAGAAGTTACTGTATAGAGTCCATTATATCCAGAATCGTATTCTGCATCAACATTATCGGATGAAGATACTTGTTGAATTTTTACTTGCGATCCAATCGAAAGATTGTGAGGAACTTCTGATGTTATTGTTACAACTCCACCAGAGAATGTTGCATTTGAAATGATCCTTATATTTTTTATGTTGTCTACTCTAGTCAACACATTGGTGTCAAAATCAAATTGAGATGACAATTCAAAATTAGACCCTATATTACTACTAGATTCTTGGATAACATATCCATCTAATGGTGGTCTTGCTTTTGTTTGTGAATCTTTAGGGATAACATATCTAAATTTAAATATCTTATCATCCAAACTTCTTGTATCAACAGTTCTTTTAATGTAAGTTCTTGGAGTCACATCAAATGAATATGTTGATAGAGCGTTCCAAATTGGATTTGCACTCTGTACTTTCAAGTACCATTGTAGATTGGTGGGATCCCATTGCACTGGATGTCCAGGATCTCCTGAATTTTTATCAGAAACTCTACTAACAATTTTTAAATTCCCAGTTTCGATACTATAAATTGTTATGGCAGAATTTACATTAGCTCCATTTATTGCATCATTAAAAGTCTTAGCTAATCTAATCTGATTTTCCCCAAGAGAAGTAAATGTCGAATTCGTAATTACATAGTATAACTTATTATTTTCAATTCCGCTTGGTAGAGATCCATCTGAGCTTAGTATTCTTACAGATTCTCCGTTGATGAAATTGTGATTTTCAGTTAAAGTTATAGTGTTAGTATTAATTTCATTACTAATTCCATCTATTTTCTTTTTAACTTTAGCCGTTTTTTCATAGCTTGTTTGTGTGGTGCCTTGCATGACAATTGTAGCACCATACTCTTGGCCAGATAGCAGTACATTTAAGGTATCATTAGGCTTTGCTCCAATTCTATACCCATCGACAACAATTTGTGGTCTGACAGATTCATTTAATTGATTATAAAGATATAATCTATCTGAACTACCAACCAATATGGTCTTGGCCTTATCAATAGAATTAAACTCGATAAAGGGAGATATTATTGTTTCTTGTGATCCTATTCTTTGTGGTGGTATAATATGTGTAATGTATCCAACATCATCTCGTGCAAATGAATCTTCTCTATATCCTCTAGCAACTAGTGACTTTGCACCAAAGTTGGAGTTCGAGTTGGTGATGGATTGATCTCCACCTGATTCAGCAACAAAATGCTCAGCATAACCAATAGCAAAAATTGATACAGCCTGAATAATTGCATCATTACTCGCTTTTACATGGTAATTTAAATAATTGCTTTTATATCTTGATCTAGAATTTGAATATAAGTTTGCAGTTGATGAATTAGTTCTATCTTCATATAATCCAGTCACTGGATTATAAATCACAAAAGCATTACTATCTTTTTGTAGGGAAATTCCCGTAAACTGTGCAACTACAATACTCTTAAATCCATCTGCTTTCCTTCCATCCGCATGTAATCCAGACATTCCATATACCGAACGCAATGAAATATTAAAGATATATGGAGAAGCAGATGTCACTGTATCAACTACAACACTCAATGTTCCACCAGATCCACCATTTGTGATTACTGGTGCAACAGAAACATTGTATTGAATTTTATTCAAATCGACAACGGCAGAAACAACATATTGTCCATTGTAACCTTCTGTCAATACTCCGTCTATACGAATGGGAGTATCTACCTGTAAATCGGGAGCATCTTCATCTAGTGTTACTGTAACTTTAGTTCCACTTGAAGTGATGCTAGTAATTCCAATTTGATTTCCTTTGGACCCTACAATTCGATATTCATCAATTTTTGGTTGAATGTCAATTGTATTTGGGTAAGTGGGTTCAATTCTTCTTCCACTTGAGTCACCATATGCGATACTAATTTTTTCATAGTACATTTCAAGATCAGTTCTATCGAATGTACCAATATCTAAATCAACTTTATTCACACCATCTGCATATTCAAATGCAGTCAATTTGTGGTGAGAAAAATTAGGAACTGCTTTTGCAATCGAATAGTTATAGAAGCATTGTCCATTAGGATCAGCATCAAAAACTGTAAATTGCCACAGATAACATGCACCAGTGACTCTAAATATCGCAGATCTATCAATTAAATCATTAGTTGGATCTGGAACATATTTTGGACGAATCTTTGTCTTACGAAGATCCATTCCAACTATAGAGGTTCCTCTGGGAATTATGACCCCACCATTGACTGAATTTAGTTTATATAACTCATTATTGTCAGTAGTAATATCAAAATTACTTTGAGCTGAGAACTGAGTAAAATCTGTTGTAGTAGATCCGTTTCTAAAAAGAAAATTAGAACCATTGGGAATTAATCCAGGACGATTGTCAATTATGTGGTCTCCTGGATATAGTAAAATACTAGTATTTCCAAATTTATCGTTATCTTGTCCAGGTAAATATGAAAATCTAGCTGCCTCTATCAAAGCTCTTTGAAGAGTTTTAAATGGTCGAGCAAGAGAAGTGCCAGTGTTCTCAATTGCATCTGTAGCATCTAGTGCATTAGGATCAACATATATTATATTGCCTCTAATACTACGAATAAAATTCTCTAGGCGACTTAATCCCATCTTATTTTTTTATGAGTTCCTTATGACTTATTTATCATAAGAAAAAAGAATAAGATGATTATTTTTCTTTACTCATCATGTATTCTACGGTGGTTGCAACATCATTCATTGCAGCACGAAGGTCTGGTCGTTGGCCAGATTCTTGTCTTATGATAGTCCTAGAGCTATCAGTGAGAGTCCAGCGCCACTGCTTCATTCCCTCACAATACCAGAGCTTAATGTTCATTTTTGAAATATTCGAGTTCGACCCAGTTAAGGAGTGTTTGGAATGCTGTGATGGAAGCATCCGTACAATTATCGTCCTTTAGTTTTTGAACATAATATTCGAGAGCCTCGATGGCCATTTCGCGGTCTTTTTGTGAAATTAATGACATTTGGAGTTTTATAGAACTCAAGCCCCCCATCGGACTCGAACCGATGGCCGCCGCTTTACAAAAGCGGTGCTCTATCCAACTGAGCTAGAGAGGCATTTAATCAGTAGGTAACATTTCTGGATTTTCAAGATCCAATTCAAACATAAGAGGGTGACATTCTTCTAACATCAAATAATATGATGTTTGATAAAGATCTTCTGGTTCAAATCTTCTTTCGTTGTCTGCTAATTCAATTAGTTCTAAGTCGAAAAGACCATCATCAGGAACATCATCAAAAGTGAATGGAATTTGGTTTATGAAATACATCAGAACAATTTGTGCTCCTCTATTATACCAAACATATCTGGTATCGATTCTGTACTTCATAGGATTGTTCCTATTACTTTTGTTTATTTAGAGGTTAAACCTGATAGGCGTGGTCGGATTCGAACCGACACTTTATTGATTTTAAGTCAATTTTCTCTGCCTGTTGGAATACACGCCCATAAAAACTCAAAAAAGATTGAGTTGACTACCTGATTCTACCACATAAGTAGCAGGATGTAAAGTACAGTATTCATTAAATGTAATCTTCATTTCCTTGTTAGTAAGATTACAGTTTTTTGCTGCGGTTGGAATGTTCCACTTTGCAGTGAAAAGCATTTCCATTGATTCTCTTGTTTCTGGTCTCATAAGGGACTTACATAAGACAGAGTATCTTCATCAACTGTCGAACGAACAAACTCTAGCACATTCATAAATTCTTGTACTGTCTCACAGGACACTTGCTTTTCTGTCCCTTCACTTGAATATAGGTAAACAATTCGCTTGATGGGATCAATTACACACCTTGACAGATATTCGTCTTGCATTCGATTCGTTTCGTGATTGCCCAGGTATCATACCACGGTGAAATGGGAATGTCAAGTGGTTGAAGGAAGTTCGTGGAAGTCCCAGGAAATAGATTGTTCATTCCAAATATAATATCCTTTTTGTGGATCAAATTCTGGCATAGGAACTGGTGCTTCCCAATTGCAAGTTTCGGTATTTAAAACCCAAGAATTATGTGGTTTTGGTGGGATGAATGCATCTAGTGATTCATCATATGTATATCCACTTCCAGCATAATTTTTTCTAAAATTAGCATTGTAACTGGTTTGTTTCCAGATTGTTTGTTCGCCATATAAAGATTTGCAGAAAGCGATGCCTATTTCTTCGCTTTCTTGTTTTTGTTCATTGAGAATAACTTGATTGTTTACTACAATAACACGAATAACAGTATTATTGCGATCGAGTTCTACAAAGTGTGCCATGGTGTTTCTATATTAATTGAATGTGATTGTACCTGAACCTAAAAATTCATACACATGATATCCAGTTCTAGTTGCAGTTCCTCCAGTGTATAAAATAGGATCTCCAGTAGTTGTTGCCAAAGGAAGTGTGTCTGGATATGCAATAATTACAACTCCACTTTGCCCTGCTGATCCGGTATTTGCTCCACCAAAACCTGTACCATTACTTCCATTATTAACTATACCTCTTCCGCCTGCCCCTGCTCCATAAAAATAACCAGGACCCTTTATGATTGAAATTGCACCAGATCCACCACTGCCGCCTTGTACACCGCTAATATCAGCGCCGCCATTTGTTCCAGGTGAACCTGCTCCGCCACCACCACCAAAATTAGATCCCGAAAAACTTACTACTCCTCCTCCATCATTACCACTACTTATAATATTAGTTGCATTTAATACATCATTTACTGAATATGTTCCAACAGTAGGAAATACTGCTCTACCAATGGGATTCCCCCCACCACCCGATCCGCCGGATGCAAGTCCGGCACCACCACCTTGTGAAATTAATGATCCAAAAGTACTATCACCTCCATTTGCAGATAAACCCCCTGCTCCACCTACGGTAATATTATAAGTTACATTTCTTTCAACCAATAAATTGAATGCTTGTACGACTCTTCCACCAGCTCCACCAAAAGCATTTATAAAACCACTAATTCCATTACCACCGCCACCAGCGACAATCAATGCATCAATATAAAATGCAGTATCTTTAATTCCAAGAGGTAATTTACTACCACTACCACCATAAAATTGACTTAGAGTGCTCATTTAAATTATTTCCTTTTTTTTTATATATTTATATTGTAGTTTTTATATCTGACTCACTTATCTAAAAGCATATATTATTACTCTTCCATTTCCTCCATTTGCACCTGAATCGCCAAGTCCTCCTCCACCACCTCCTCCAGGAGATTGTCCAGATGTATTTGTGGCACCACCAGCACCCCCATAAGTAGATGGTCCACCGTTACTTGGGGCTCCAGCGCCTGCACCTCCACCACCACCTCCCCAAAGAGAACTTCCACCAGAAGCAATGCTTCCAGACGCACCCAAATAACCTCCTCCTCCACCACCAAATACACTATCTCCGCCATTCTGAGAAGGATTAAGTCCACTTGCTAAATTGCCTCCACAAGCACCTCCACCATAAGAAGATCCTGCTAGTTTTACGCTAATAGTAATTGGTTGTAATTGAGTATATCCGACAATATCCGATCTAATTCTCGATATTCCTCCATCAGGTCCACCACCTCTTGGACTTCCGTCACCACCATAAACAGCTGTAGGAGCACTTAGAGTTCCACCGCCAGGACCACCAAATGATGGGTTACCAAAAGATCCTGGAGAATATGATGTCGATCCTCCAGCTCCGCCATATGCTATTACAAATGAACCAAAAGAAGAACTGCCACCAGCAGTTCCATCACCGCCACCGAGTCCAATAGATCCACCAGTACCTCCCTGACCAACTGTTACTGTTACTGTGCTTGGTATGGATGAAGCAGGAATTTGAATATAATTACATGCACCCCCACCGCCGCCGTTACCACCGGGTCTAGGTCCAGCTGAAATATCTGTAGATTGTCCTCCCCCACCACCACCAGCTCCCCAAACACGAATTAAATAAAACTTATCAAGTGGATCTTTAGTGAAAGTAAAAGTACCAGGTGTAGAGTATGTAGTTGTTACTATGCCAATGCCACTAGAAAAAGTGGTTAAATTGTTTCCATCACCAAAAGTAGTGTAGAGTTCTTCAAAATTACTATTAATCTTTAGTGCTCCCTGATATAAACTATCGGCACTACCTACATCAGTAGTTATTCCTTGATATGCCATCAGACTATGTTGTTAATTAATTATATTTATTTGTAAAAGCATAATCAAGCTATTCTCCAATCAAAACTACTTGGAGTGCCAGAAATAGTTTGAATTCCAACAAGTGTAACAGTTACATTCGATTGATCTATAGTCAAATTTTCTGCTAGACCCATGATTTTCACTCCATCACCAAGACCAGGAGGTCTAAGTATTGTAGTGTTTGTGTATGCTCCTGCAATACAAACTTGAACGGTAGATCCATTAGTTTGAACTGATGGCAAAGATAATTGCACATTTGATGCAGTTACTGTACAAAATTCATTCAAACCAAGAACTTTACTAGTATCAGTAACAGTGTAATTTTTTACTCCAACACTAGCATATAATTCTTGGAATTGTTGATTTATTTTTACTGCGCCATCAATTAAAGTATCACCCGTTCCATCATTTGGTGTAGTTCCAGTATTAATTCCTATGTATGGCATTTTATATTAACACTTTTATAAGTTATTTAGGTTGCGCAAACACATGATAGTAACATTGAATTGGAATATTTCCGTTTGACTGTATGACAACTTCTTCCGAATCTGCTCTTTTTACAATCAAATTCTGATGTGATCCAATTGGCGTCAAACAAACAGTGATTGTTCTTGGGTCTACTAAATCTTTCCAAGATGTGGGCAATTCAATTTTATTTGAATGTCTTAATTTACCTCTAACTGATACAGTATTTTCTGTGACTTCGTAAATTGTATTTTTCATTATTCTACGCAGTTGGATGACGATTTACCATCAATGATGGGTGAACTCTGTTCTAAGTATATATCAAGAGCCTCTAATTCATCTAGTTCATTATTTTGATTTCCAATGGATTGTCTCATTCCCCATATTCTAAGAGCATATTCACTTCTTTCATTTCTCATTGCATTTGCCGCGTCCTCTATATTTGCAACACATGGACCAGATATAGAAGACTCTTTTGCTGCTTGATTTGAAGCTGCTGTATTTACAGCATTATTCACTGCAGCCGTACAAGATGGAGTTGACTCATAATAATTTGCTAATAATGCAATATCAATTCCACTAAGACTAGTTCCTTTTGATGCTGGTACTCCTGGCGAAACGACTGGGCGATATGCAAAACCAGTAGGGAAAAATATCTTACCACCACCAACATTAGGTTCTTTTATCGTTTCTCCTCCAATTTCGGATCCTTTTAATTCTGGTTTCCATTCTTGAGTCGCTGAAGGACTTCCAGAATTATCTAGTTTTACTTTGTAACCAGTTCCTGCTGTGGTTGTATCTAAAATTCCAATTGTTTCTGGTGAAAATGGATTCTTAGTGAATTTTTTTCTTTTATTGCTATTTTTAGATACCTTAAGTTCATATTTAAATCTTGGTTTCTCTGCTTCAAAGTCATCAGGTGAAATCACAACGGTATAATCAACATAAGATCCATCGGCTTCTGGTAGAGAAGAAAATCCAATCGTAGCGTCTTTTAAAATAAGAGAGATAGTATAAAATGGATCTGTTGAAATTCCAATAAGTTCATTCAAAGAAGTAGAGATTCCACTTATTGTTGTTGTACCAAATCCTACAATTGTATTTGTGGTTGAGGGAAAGACTCCTTGCTTTGAACATGTGATTACATTTCCAGTATCAAATCCAACAATAAGTTCATCTGGATCTTGAGTTATGATTGTAAGTACAGTTGAACCAAGTCCAATTTGACCAACAAAAGTTCCAAGTGTTGTATCTCCAATATCTTTAAGGTATGGTTGATCAAAATATTTTAAACCATACAAATTTTGAGTAGTAAGTCCAACTTTTGCATTTTCTTCATATGAGATGATGTTGCCGGTAACTGGCTCAATGTAAAAAACTGGCTCACCATAGCCAGATCTAGTAGATTGATCTACAACAATATCAACTGTAAGATCTCCTATAGTATAGTTTACTGCTCTCCAAAATAAATCACTATAACAACCAGAATCCATTCTAGCTTGATATGCCGCCTGAGTGTCATACATTGATTGATTGACTACTTCAATAGAAGCTAGTATATCAAGATCTAACTGTCTAGTTGCAATATCATAAGGTTCTTTTTCTGCATCAACAACTAATAATTCTTGTTTATAATTTTCAATATTTTTTTCTTTTTGTTTTCTTTTTTTACTAATATCGTCTTTAATTTTTTTTGATACTGCCATTACTATCTCCTTTTCATTTCAGTTCCAATATATTCTATTTCTAAATCTGGTACATCCTTTCTCTTACCAAAAACGACATAACTACAATTAACTGGACCACCTGAATTATTAGTTATAATAATTTTAGATCCCCATTGAATTTCTTTTACATATAGTTCTTGATAACATTCATGCGGTGTCAATTGAACTGATATTGATTCTGGATCGACCAATCCTCTCCAATAGTCTGGTAAAGAAATTATATGCTCATTATTTAATCTTCCACGATAATAAACTCCAATTTCAGGTCCCTCTAGACATGCATGAGCCAATCTATGATTTGCTTTTGTTGGATGTGGAATATCAAATTCTTTCCATCCTTGAACATTGATAGTACCAACCAGATCAACATTTCTACAAAATAAGCTACCAATGACATCTAGATTTCCATTAATGACCGTAGATCCATTGATTGCCTTTAATCCAGACCTTGCTTCTGCTCCAGTTTGAGCTTTTGCTCCAGTGATTGTTTCTGCACCAAGTAAGTTTTTAATTCCAGTCCAATTAGACAACGGAGAAGCAACATTAATCGAAGAAGCATTTAATATATTAATAATCAACGAATTGACTGCAATTCCAACTGGACCAACTGGATCACCTAAAACAACATCTCTTGGTGTTGGTGGATCTGGTGTGCTTCTAACATAAAGCATCGGTAATGCTTTTAATTTTAGATCGGAACTCCGACCAATCATCACATTTCCTAGTGGTGCAGGATATACCAAAGGATTTCCAAGTAGAGATGCAGTACTTACATGTAGAAATCCACTTAAAGTATTAAATGTAATTGGAATAGGAATTGGTGGTCCAATACCAGTTGGGTTTGCTGATATTGATAGTTGATCGCTAACATTAATCGCGCAATAATCTGCTGACATTTATTATAAAAAGGTAGATAATATTTTCTTTATTGTTTGTATTGTTTCCAGAGGTCCAGTATTTCCAGTAAAAGATGGTGGAATTTTAACAGTTGCTGCAGTTGCATTTTTCATAAATGCTGCACTTTGATATAAAACATTACTTACTGTGATATATCCATTTCCAGAACTGACGAATTTCATTGCTGCAGTTGCTTTTACATTAACTTGCTTTCCATCAATATTAACATTATTATTTGCTGAGATATTTATGTCTCCTTTTAATGTACCTGCTCCAGTTGCGATGATATCGACAGTTTCTCCAAATATCCTAACTCTGCCACTTGGTGCGCCAATAATAATATCTCCATCAACAGCATGTAAAACAAATCCAACTCCTTCTACTGGATAATCTCCACATTTAATCTGATATGTCCCAGGACAACGGTTTGTAGTTCCACCAGCAAATTTTCCAGTTGAATTTAGTTGGGTATAATGTCCAATTGGAAATGGAAATCCATTACGAATGCTCACTCCAGATAGAGTATTGTTTTTATCTACATTTCCAAATACAATTTCACCATCTTTATTTCCAACCCTATGTGCATAAACATTTTTTTCTTGTGCCATTAATTTCTACCTACACAATCAATTACAGATATAATTTGTTGTCCACTATATCTATTTACATCGTCTTCCAATAGATCTCCAACTCTCTCGACACATAATTTTGGTATCAATTGTGCATTGAATCCTGTCTTAGAATTTACTGTAATACTTGGGAATTCTAAGAATCCACTACCAGAAGAAATAATATTAACTTTTATCAAAGAACCATTTTTATCAAATGTTGGCTGCAATTGTGCCCCATTATCTGGTGTAACAGTGATTGTATCTGTTGGGGAATATGCACCACCAGCATTTAAAATTTCTACCTCACAAATGTAAAGTACAACTCCATAATCACCATTTTCAAAACTAGGTGATATCCCACGAGTTATTGTATCATATCCAAGTGGAGGTTCTGGTGTAATATATTCAGTATCTTCATCTGGTCTAAATGGATCTTCTCCTGGTGGGTTGACATAATCGCATTGATTCAATTGAACTACAGAATTTGGAGGATACGGCAAATCATATTTTCCATCTTTTCTTCTTACTATTGTATCTTCTGGATTTGCCCAAGTCCTTCCTTCCCCACCAAGACTTCCATCAGGAGTTGCAAGATATTCATATCCTGGCTCCACAACCAAAACTGAAACTACTCCAAGATCTTCTGGATCTATTTCGATTGGAGGTCTACGAGTTGAAATAAATGGTTTTAATGGGGGACATTCTCCACTACCGCCACCATTATCACCGCCACCATTATCACCACTACCATCACTTCCTCCATTACCACCACCATCACTGCCATTATCACCTCCACCATTATCACCACTGCCATTATCGATTTCAGAATCTATTGGTGGATTTATATTATCTGGATCTATTGTAGTGAAAATATCAGGGTCATATTCAATAGCATTATTATTGACTCTTACTAAAAGAGATTTTTGTCTGTATTGACCATATTTTCCTATTGCTTTTACTGTATATTTTGTATCTTGTGTTGGAGTAACACTGGTGGTACCAGAAAGTTCTGTTGACCCAAAATTAGTTTCAACTACTTTTGCTCGTTTTGTCTTCCATTTTAATTGTACAGCTCCACCCGAAAGTGGGGTTGCAATGAATTCCAATTCTGGTGGGATAATTCCAATTTTAGGTTTTACTACAGCACCACTACCTTTTCCGCATTCATCTACAATTGATGCAAATGGAGTGTCAGAATATCCCGATCCAGTATTAGTTATATCAACTCCTAACAATTCACCAGCAGAACTAATAATTGTGTTACCTGCGGCACCAGATCCATTGCCACCAAAGAATGTAATTTTAGGTGGACCACAAAGAAGAGGAGTTCCTTCACAACTTAAATCACTTAATACATCATTTAAATCGAAACTAAAATCGTCAATATCAACTCCCAATAATTCTCCAGTGTCTGGATCATATACTAATTTTGTAATGTCTGTAACTTGTTGCGCAAAACTTTCTGCTTGTTTTAAAATTGAATTGATATCTAATTCAAATCCTTCTGCATTATCTCCAGCGCCCTCAAGTAAATTCCATTTATTTACATCTGGACATTTTTTTGGTGGTTCGCAATCAAATATTGACAGCAGATCAATCACAAAACCCAATACTTGATCTACTATTCCAGCAACTGCGCCGATTAATGATGCAATAGATCCTAAAACAGATGTAAGAAGTCCTAATATTTTTGACAATATAGACTGCAATAAATTCTCAATGGCACACAATGGAACTATAATAAATCTATCAATTAAATCCTTCAATAAATTAACTATTGCATCTGTAATTTTGTCTAATATTTTATTAAAAAGACAGTATATTGCTTGCACTAATATACTTTGACCCTCTCTAATTGGGAATCTAGAATTCAATGATAAAGCATTTGCTGTCGATACGGATGCAGCATTTATTCGTTTTAATATTTCTTCTTGTAGCCATTTTATTTTAGCTGAGATCCAACCGGAAACAATCTCTGCGTATTTGTCTATTTTTAATTGTACTTCACCAACAAATTGCAATCTATTTTGAGCAAATTGAGCAGCATTTTTTCTAAAGTTCTCTATTTCTTTTATTGCATTTGATAATGCAGTCTTTACTTCCGTGGCATCTTCGACTTCGCCTGCACATGGAATAGCCAAATCGGTTTCGAAAGGTTGTATATTACTATGAAAATTTTCTGTTACAGAATACTCTACGGCATTAAAATTATAAACACTATTTCCCTCAAACCCATAATTTGGAATTACTACATTTAATGTAGGAGAAAATGAGTTTAGTGCATTTTTTGGATCAAATTCTCCATATGAATTTTCATAAAATGTTCTGCTTTTAACTCCAGTTACAACTGGTTTTGTTCTATTGCCATTTCTGAATCTTATTATAACTGAATCACCTGGAGAAATCTGTGCAATATGTCCGGTAAATAAAAATCCACTTCCACTGCTTGCTGGTGCGGTTATTTCTGCCCAAGGCAATTTATTGTTAGGTAATTTAGTTGCATCAGGAGAATGGATGCCATTTATTCTAACTCTTACTTTTCTTTTGGCAGGTTTTTTTGTATTACCAGAAGAATCTTTTTCTCGCTTCTTTTCTAACGATTCTTTCTTTCCAGAGTTTTTCTCCGAAATCCAACTACATTCGACTACAACCGCATCATAATCTCCATAAAATCCATAATCATTCGCATTTGAATATCGTCCACTTCGTATGCCACGACTAATTCCCATACTCAATCCTCATATACTCTACATTCCAATGCATCTGGATTTTCATCACAAAATAATTCTAGTGGACTTGGAGTGTATTCTGCATCTGGATGGTGTTCAATGTACTCAAGTAGTCTTTCTAACTCATTTTCCAGATGTCTTCTTCTTTGCTTTGAACATTCCGTGTCCAATTCTTTTTCTATTTTTAGAATTGTCTCGTAGATTTTTGTTTTCATTGATTGATTCTCCTGCCATATGAATCTCTAGTCAATTTCAATACCGTATAAGATGGACCATTAGTTGAGATCTGGTGGCATAGGTCTACTATCATATATAGGCCAGATTTCTTTGAACTAGTTTTATTGTCATTAGAAATCTCTGGAAATAAACACTCAACCATATCACCTGCATGTAAAGTCAAATCCGCAAATATAGTAAATTGAACTTCAATTGCAAATAATTGTTGATATCTCATCTGGGATTGATTTATTATATCTTCTACAATTAAATTTTCTTCATTCGATCTAGCTAATTGTTCTTCTGCACTAACTCCAGGGAGCATAGTTAAATCTTTAGTTGTGAAGTTTGTTTTAGTAGTTCCAGCAAAATCTGGATCTATAAAGTCTGGCATATTTTTCCCTGCCATTGATATCCCAGATTTTTGGTCAGATTTATCAGTAGTAGTCGGTTTAACTTTATCATATACCGGATCATATACATAAGTTAAAGAATTATATGCTCCTTGTTTTATAAGATTTACTGCATTCACTGAACTCTTAAACATCGGAGTAGTCAAAATTCTAGCATCACATCCTTTAGGAGTATCAACTGAATTCGTATATATGAATGTTCTCTTTTTTTGTTGGCCCAATAAAACATCTATTGATTTAAATTTAAATCCTTCTGATGTTTCATAAAAGAAATATCCAGCTGTTTTCCCTTTTGCTGAAGGTAAATTTGGAATAGATTGTGGGGCAAGCCAAAGTAGAGCATCTTGTGCAGTCCAATCTACGCAACCATCGAACCTCAATGGATTAATTGTTTCATCAATATATACTGGTTTTTTAGTTTTTAAATCTGCTTTTAATATTTTATTTACAGAGTCTGATATTTTTCCCTCATAAAATCCAGTTACATAATAGTCGCTATAAAATTTTTTAAGATATTCTGTGGTACATAAATTAAAAGAAAGAACTTCCTTTTTTGTATCCGATAAAACTGGATTACCATCATATATTCTAAATGCAGTCGTATCTGTATTAAATCTTATTTGATTATTATCCTCATCATAAAAAGATACATATATTTTTTCTGTTCCTACAATATCAAGACCATTAGACTCTGTACCAGACCCTGAATTTGCGGTGTTTCTATTTCCAGTGTCAACATAAGTTACGCTTGCTTGTATGGAGGTAGAAAGAATACTTTCCCAGTAACTAAATGTTGTAATAGAAGTCTCAGCATATTCTTCAACTTTACCGTCTCTACTTCTAATTCTAAATTCTCTTGGGTTTATTTTATTCATTTTCTGTTCGTCTTATGTATTATTTACGCAGTTTGAATTTTATTTACTACCAAAAGATGCGTATTCACAATCTGATCTTCGGATGACTGATCATATTGTTGAATCATGTCCATTGTATTTTTTATTGGTAAAGGAGTGAATTGTGCTTGTGCAACTAAAGAAGATGGAATATTATTTTGAATAGAAGCATTTCCACCTGCATGAAGATTTATCCACTTTCCACCTGTAAATTTATAGTAAACACCATTTGCTGCTCGTTTTATTTCTCCTTCTTTTCCTCTACCCAATCCAAAGGTTGGAATTTGTCTAAGTTGCGTATTATTTCTATCGGTCACATCTATTTCTTGATCAAATCCAAATGGACCAAGTTTATAAAACTTTCCATTTTTAAATATGACACCTTGATTTTTTATTGGTTGGTTTGGTTGTGGTGGATTTTGGGCAGGTGGTTGTGGTGGTGGATTTTGGGCAGGTGGTTGTGGTGGAGTTTGCGTTACAACTCCTCTAAATTCGAAGTGAACATCATCACCTGGAATTGCAGCATAATACCAACCATAATTTGGTCCATTAGTAACAAACCAGTTCCAACCTTTTGTTGAAGGTCTAATATCAAGTGCTCTACCTTCACCATGCTGAGAAGTTCCTGGTGCACCTACAACTGAATATATTCCTTGTAATGCTCTTTGATGCTCTAAACTTCTGTATGCAGAGGTAAGTATCAATGTAATTCCTTGTTTACTTGCATCTGATTTTGCTTTAAGAAATTGTCTGGCAGCATCGTGTCTTAGGTATGCCCCATTACCATACCAATCGTTATAATCTGGAGGATCAGCAAGTGTACCTACTCTAGTAAGTTGTGATGGTTTTAGTCTTCCATTTTCTCCAGTCAGAGGAAGTCCACCCCTACCAGTTTGAGTTACAGTTCCTCTAGTTTGAGATGAAACTTGAGCTGGAGATAGTTTACCTGCCTTAAATGCAGCAATCTGTGCCCCACCAGGTTCAAATCCAAAAATATGCCCATGTCTAGTAACTTCAGTACTATCATCTAATTGATTATATAATCTATTCTCATGGGTCGTAGCTCTGAATGCATCTCTTGGTCCAACAAAAGTTCTAGCTGATCTTTGTCTATTTGTATCTAATAAAGCAGCTGCCACTGATTCTAATCCAGCTTGTGTTTTTCCATTGGATGTAGCGAATCTAATAGCGTCTTCCTTGGTTATAATTTTTGACCAAGCTGAGACACCACCATATCTACTTACTGGCGTAAATTGTGCTGGCGATAATATAGCAGCTCTCATACTCCCATTTGTCTTCCAAGGATCACCAGGAGCAGATACTCTATTATAAATTACTTGTGCCACATCAGCTGCACCTTGAGGATCAGAATTTTCAAATAGTGCTCCAGTTGCAAGTAACCAAAAATTTGGGCTATTACTACTTACAATTATATTTCCAGGACCACCACCAGGTGGTGTACTTACTCCAGGTCCATCGCCTTTAAGTCCCATCTCTTTTCTAAGACTTTGAAATATCTGATTAGTTCTATTGTCAAGAGCATTTTTAAATGAACGAGATATTGCATCACCTAATTGCTGCCCAATTGTTGGTCCATTTTTATTAATTGTTCTTTGAACTGGAACTACACCACCTTGTGCTGCTGTAAAAATTGATCTACCAATTTGATTAACATCTTTTGCTGATTGTGCTGCGATTGCATTGTCAATCAATGCAGCAAAATTATTTTTAATTTCTTGATTCAATAGGGGATCTGGCTTTTGACCCAAAGGTAAATTTGCAGTCGCCATCATGATTCCACCAAAAAGTGGATCACGGTTTTTATTCATAATTTCTGATATAGTTTTTAATGCTCTTAGTGGATTTTTCTTTCCTGATTTTTTTGGTGATGGAAATATTTTTTTAATTTGCTTCAGCCCACCAATATTTTTTCCAGGCTGGGGTGGTTGGCCTTTTGGTTTTTGTAAAGTAGATTTTCTTCTCGAAATAGTTCTTTTGATTGTTCTATTTGGTGATCTATTGCCCCTAGTAATTGTACCTCCTGATGCTCTTTTTTGTATTTTTTCACCTTGACCTTGCATGGATGTTGCGGCATCAAATAATGATCTACCAACAATATCTCCAAGAATTCCACCCCAAATTGGACCACCAAAGGGAATCAAAGCAGGAAAACTTCCAAGTGCTGCTCCAACGGCACCACCAACAGCACCAGCAGCAGCTCTATCTGGTCTTTCCTTAAATATCAATGTACTAATTAAAAAGTCCGCTATTGGACCTATAATTGGAATTTTGCCTAATATTTTTGTGCCAGCTTTTCCAAATAATTTTAATGATGTACGCTGCTGTATCTTTCCTAATCCTCTTGCTCCAATTCTACCTGAAGTTCTTCCTTTTCCAGCCAATCCAGCAGCAGGAATAGCTCTTGGTGAAAATCTTTCTCTGACTGCTTCTAATGCTTTAGCTGGAGTTAATCCTTTATTAATTTTGTCTTGATATAGTCGTGCTGCATCAAATCCATATTTTTTTGTAACTGCCTCTTGTGCGCGAGTCTGACTAAAATATTGACTTAATCTTGTTGACCCACCAGGTCCACCTACACCAGATCTAGGGGAGATTCTTGTGGGTAACTTTTTACCTCCACCACCTCCAACTGCACCAGAACCAGCAATTGCCAATCCAACAATAATTGCGGTATTTAAAAATTTGTTTAGAGCAGATGAAAGGTCATCAAATTGCTTTTCAAATTTTTCTCCACCGACCTGTTTTGCTAATGATCTTACTTTATCATATTGTTCATAACCAAGATCAATGGCATCTACAAAATTTTTAAATACAGATCCAACAAAATTTTCTGTAAATTTTATAAAAGGATCTATAAACTTTAATGTGCTTAATATTTTTGGGAGAAACTTCACTAGTTTAGTGAATGCAAATCCCATAAAAGTATAGAGAATAAAATTACGAATTGCATCTAGGAATCCAGTTTTAGGTAATGCTCCCTGTAGATATTTTAATGGATTTACGAGTTTTGGTGTTTCGGATTGCTTTTCCTGTTGTTGTCTTGTCTGCGTTATTGCTCGTCTTCTTTGTTGCTCTTTTTGGTTGGACAAAAGGGAAGAATTAAATTTAACCAAAGTTTCAATTTTCTTTAAACTTTGGTGAATTGATGTCAAAATACTCAAAGGTGCATTTCCACCTCCACCTCCACCTCCACCTGGTCCAACTCCACCTCCACCAGGTCCTCTTCTTGACCCTGGTATGATAGGTGTAGTTGGAGTTACATTATTTTGCGCCATTTTATGTCAACCCATATGCAGAAAGTGTAATTTCTCTTTCTTCTCTATTTGGGGGAATCGGAGAAAGTGCAGGGACTTGGCTTCCATTCTTAGCTCCTGGAGCTATATTTTGATTGGAAGAAACCATTACTGGTGGCAATTCTGTGATGGTAAAATTACCTTTACCTTGAACTCGTTTTCCAGGTTGCCTTACATTTGGAGTAACTGGAGCCAGTGATGCATCAGAGGTTTTAAGACCAGTAAATCTTAGAATATTATTCCACAAAGGCTCTAAGAATCCTTGGGGTTTTGGTTTTGGTTTTGGTGGAGGTGGTGCCTGGAATTGAGCTGGAATTGGCGCAGGTTTATTTCCATAGTTTCCTTCATGGATAAAGAAATTAGAATCTTTATTTCTTAGTACATCTCCTTTGTCTGGTCTCATATGAGGTTGTTGACTTGTTCCATAAAATCCAGTTCTAGTGCCAATAAATCTCTGCGCCTGTTGCTGCAATTTTACATTCTTTAATGCTTTTTCTGTATCAGATATTTGTCTTAAAGCATCTTTCATATTCCACTTATAATCTTTTCCTTTTGTGGAATTCATTACTGCAAGTGCGGCAGTTTTTCTGTCCACAATGTTTTGCCAGTCTGGAATATTACCAAATATTGGTTGATATTGATCTTTAGCAATAATAATATCTTTTACTGTATTTTTTCGTTGATAAAAATTTGCACCATAATTATTTGCTGCCTGCAATCGATTGTATATTGATTGGGCAACATCTGCCCTGCCTTGTGGAGTATCATCTTCTAATGCTGAAATTGCAAGTAAAGAATTATAATCGGCTGCGCTTAATTTACCACCACCAACAATACCTCCATCTTTTGCCATCTGAATGTTGTTGGCATATTTTGGCTTTCTTCCTGCCACAAATTGATATAAATTCAATCCAGTTTTATTTTGAATGTCCTTTGCATCTTCTGGGGTTACAACAATTTCACCTGGTCTGGCTGCAACTAATTGAGTATCAGGTCCAGCACCAGTGATATCCAATCCAGAATTACTAGTGATTTGTTGACTTCCATCCAAAGCAATCTTTTCTATTGGAGTAGAATTTCGTTGAGGAATTATACCACCTCTATTGAACGCATAAGAAGGCGGCAGTGGTTGTGGTTTTATCTTTTTTTCTTCTGGACTACTTTGTTGTTGTGGTTTTGGTTGTTTTATTTTTTCTGATTCATTTTTTGGTTTTAATAATTGATATCCACCGTATGCTGCAGCAACTGCTGCTCCAGCATATAAAGAACGAACTCCAAAGGTCTTTAATAATTTTAATATTCCTGGTATACCAATTGCACGAATATATTTTGTAAGATTTATTGCTAATCCTACTGTAGATCGTATGAATTTACCAAATCTTGTTCCAAATAATATGAATGTGCCAAGAATCGCTGGCCACCAATCTTTAAAAAATCTCTTTAAAGATTCTATTTTTTTCTTATTTTTTGGGTCAGATATCCATTTAACTAATTCAGTGAAAGCTTTTCCGAGTAAAGTATAAAATATAAAATCAAAAATGCGATCCAATATTCCTTTTACAGGAGACATCACTTTTTGAAATGAATCATATGTTTTTTTCGCAGAAGACTCTAATTGATTTTCTGCTTCTTTTCTTTTATTTTGCTCTTGTGTTATTCTCTCAACTCTTTGTGTTCTTATGGTCGTTGCTCTCTGCGCTGAAAGAACAGCTAATATATTATCTACTGATTTTTGTATTTTCAATAATATTTGCACTATTGGATCGTTTGATCCACCACCGCCACCACCGCCACCAACTCTTCCATTATTTCCTCCGCCCCCACCATTATCGATTACTGCACGAGATCTTTCTAGTGTTGTTCTAGCGATTCTTACATTCCTAGTCCTAAAATTAGAAGGACTCACAAAGGTACTTGCTGACCTTGAAGTTGGTCTTGTCCTTGGACCAGGTTCTTTTTTCTGTAATTGGATTGCTCCTCTTTTTATTTCACCTAAAAGATCTTCTATTTTATCTTTTATATCTTCGCAACAGGTTTCTTTGTTCTGAGTATCTACATTTGTGGACGAAGATACTTCCGAAATTGGGTTTTGATTTTTATTAGCAGTTGATTTTCTTTGTCTTTGTCGTGTAGGTGATTTTTTAGTTGGTGCTTTTGGAGGTCTTTTTGATGCGGTTGGTTTTTTATTTTTCTTCTGTTCTTTTTGATAGGCTTCTATTTCTTTTAATACTTTATCATGAATTTTTCCAAAATCTCCCTCTAAAGAATCCTCTTCAAATTCGTCATATTCATTTTCTGATATTGGAAACTCGTCTCCTGTATTCGTTTCTACATACCATTTTATGACATAATAATATAGTTCAGGGTCAGCTGCTTCATTGATACCTAAGTTTCTAGCAAAAATTATAGCCTGATTTTTTGGCCTATTTCTAGGAAATTTAATGCTAGCAATAGACCATTTTTTTGCCATTTATCTTAAAGCGACGCCTTCTTTAATTTTGCTTCTTCTTCTTCCAAATGTTGATTTAAGAGTGCCACATAGATATCTCTCTCCCATGGCATCAAATTTTCAATCTCAGTTAATGAATATTTATGATATTGCATGAGAGCAAAATTTAACTTAAAGTAATTCTCAAGGTCCATATGGCAAAGACCTATGCGAAAAAACTAGATAACCCTTCAAGAACAACTTCTGATTCAACTTTTGTATTTGGATTTTTTACTTTTACTGTATGGGATAATTTTGGCATAGTCTCAAAGAAAGTCTCAATCTGTTTAAATTGAGATGAATTCATTTGATCTAAAAATTCCACTATTTCTTTTTTGGTTACATCAGATGAAGTCCAAACTTCTTCCTCAGTATAAATTTTATCCACACAATCGGCAATCATTTCAAATGATTGTTCGGTTGCATTTTGACCGGAAAAATCAAAATTATTTTTAATAAATTGATCCAAAGATGGGTATCTCATTTCCATCATAATTGAATCATCTACTTTAATTTTATTTGTATGATTTTCATTTTTATGAATATGAATATCATCGATATCAATTTTAACTGGAACTGCAGTCTCTCCATCATCTGGACATATAATAGATAATTCCACTTCTTCCCCAACTGATTTCGAACGAATATTTAAAAACAAATATTCAATATCAAATGTAGGAAGAGCTTCTACCTTTATTCCTCTAGTTTCTATACAATTTTTAATTACTGTCTTAATTGCAGTAGTAATTTGTTTTGTATCTTCTGATTCTAATGCGAGCAATAAAAGTTTTTCTTCTTTTACTAAAAATGGTCTGTACTTGATTGTTTGTCCAGTTGACGGTAAATCCAATTCGAAGACTGGTGTAGCAATTTTTGGTAAAGGCATATTAAATGAATAATATTAAATTCGTTTGATTATTTATTCTTAAAGTTCGAATGTATATCCACCAATAGTATATTCTTTAAAGATATTAGCTACCGGAATATAAATTTACTCTATTAATAGTCCTATTATTAGAACCATTAGCAGGACCATTAGTAACACTATTAGTGGCACTAGTTGGGGCGGCGCTGGCAGGACCATTCGCACTAGACTCTTGTGGTTTTGGGTTTGGTTTATCTATAGTATCAATTGCACTTGGTAATAATATGTACCTAGTATATGCAAATGATATAGTACATTTTAATAGTTGAGAAGATTCATAACTAACAGGCATTGACATAATTGATATTGGATATGCATCAATGTATTTGTATGTTAAAGATTTTCCAGAGTTGTCCCCAGATAATCCACCATAATCTCTTTCAAATTTAGTCAAATGGATATCCGTTCTATATCCTCTCGATACATCATTGGCTTTTCCAGTTCCATCTGGGTATGCCATCCTATAAGAGTACTCGGATTTAATAAATTTTTGGTTATTATAATCTTTTGTATATTGTTCATTTGCAATATATTGCATCCAAAATTCAAAATATTTAATAACTTCATATTCTCCATCTACATAAAAAGTAAAATCAGCACGATCATCATATACTCTTCTATATGGAATTTTTTCTGTAACTCCAGTATAATCCATTACATCATGAGTATAGAATGTGGACCCAGGCATTGTGGCATCACAACAAGACAAATAAATTAAACCCTTGTCAAAATTCTTATTACCTTCACCAAATGCTATCCTCTTATCTGTGGTCCACCCACCAGAAACAGAAGGTGGGGGTAAAAATTCACAAGAAAAATGGGAAGTCAAAGCTGGTCTTAATAGCTTTGTCTTTATGGTGCTCATTGACTGAGGCGAATTGAAAGCAGGTTGATGTCTATTCTCTGCCATCTATAAATATTTTTAATGTCTATTGATTATTTATAGAGTGCCTAAGAATTATATACAAGGATTTTACTCTCCAATAAATCCAAAAAAATATTCTGGAAATCCAGCTCAAATTGTATATCGTTCCTCTTATGAATTGAGAGCATTTAAATGGTGTGATTTATCAGAAAGTATTATTTCTTGGGGATCGGAAGAAGGTTGGGTGCCATATAGGAATCCAATTACTGGAAAAGTGCATCGTTATTTTCCAGACTTATTCATAAAAATAAAAGAATCAAATGGAGAAATAAAAAAATATCTCATAGAAATAAAGCCAAAACGACAAACTATTCCACCAAACCCAACACCAAAAAAGAAAACAAAAACTTGGTTGAACGAAATGAAAACATACCAAATAAATCAAGCTAAATGGGAAGCAGCAGAAAAATTTTGCCATGAAAACGGAATAGTATTCAAAATAATCACCGAAAGGGAATTGGGAATCTAAAATGTTTAAACCTTTAAGTAATCAAGCAAGAAGATTGTGGACTATATTTGGTACAGTTAGAACTTGGTTTTCTACTCTGGGAAAAGCAACGGAAAGAAAACTACAAAGAGAAGAACAGGAAATAATATTTGAAGAACAAAAATTAAAAAAAGAAAATGCAAAAGTATATGTATATGAACAACTACAAAAAAGAAAAAGAGATTTAGAAAGACAAAAAGAAGAATTTTATAGTTTCAAAAATTTAATCGATAACTTACCCAAAAATAAATCTCCAAATTTTTACTATAATGCTCTGGTAGATATTCTTGCTAGAATGGGAAGAACAGAAGAAACAATAGAAGTTGGAAAAATTTACACTTTCAAATACATTGGAATTACTCAAGGAAAATGGTATGATGTCCACCCAGTAAGTCTAATCACATCTAAAGAAAATAATTATTACAAAGGAGTAAATTACCATTGGCAAAGAAGACCAGAATACATCGAAAGTCCAATAAGAACTTATAATTATTCTAGAATACAATCGATGTTTTATAGAATAAAGCCACAAGAATTAGAATATGTTTTGAGGGTACCTTCTTTTTATCCAGTATTGATTTCTAAACGATAAATAGATATAAAAAATAATATAAATGTCTCATACTCTACAAAAAATTGAGATGATTGATCCTCTTACATTTGAGGGGGATTTCTGATGGATTATACCTGGCAAATTTCAACGCCAAATATAGGAACTGGCATTGGTGTTGTAAGTTCTGCATATAACGATGAAGATGGGAAAAATGTACTAACAACAATAACGGCAAGTAATCCATCAGGATTCGTTAAGGCTTTTCCCAATACTAGTTCAACTGATCTGAATATAAAAAATCTTGAGTTTGTAATAAGAACTGATGGGCAAATAGTGTATAGGGTTTTAGATGGCACTCAAAATCCACAAATATATGACAGCCTACAAGCACTAGCTAATCGGCGTGGCGGTTGGACTGGTGCAACTACTACTACAGTCCAATCGCAAATTAATTCTACAATATTGGCCAAAGTAGATGCATATAATAGAAATAATCCAAATGCACAGATAGGTCCTGGGGTAAGCAATAACAATGATGACGAACTTCCCACTGATTTAAATACAGCAGCTTTACCAGAACAAATAGATATAGTAAAAACAAAAGATTTTGATACTCTTATATATCCAGAAAAAATAGAAAAGAATGGACAAGATTTTATACAATTTAAAGTTTTTGAATACATTTCACAGAAACTATCCAGTAACAATCTTCTGTTTGACCCAAGAGGTAAATATGAAGATACTAAAGATGAAAAAAAATCAAGAGGTACAATAATTCTTCCCATACAACCAAATATAACAGATACAAACACCGTTTCTTGGGGAGATTCGAAACTTGGGATATTAGAAATGATGGGAGCAAATATTAGCTTAAGTGGAATGAATGCTGGAAGCAATTATCTAGAAGACATGGCAAATAAATTTGGCCAAACCATAGCACCACAAGATAAAATAACTCCAGAAATAGTTACTGCAGTTCAGAATTATTTGGCAAAAATGGCAATTAGTTCAAACACTAATTTATTATCTAGAACAGGTGGTGCAGTAACAAATCCAAATTTAACTTTATTGTTCGAATCACCAGATCTTAGAAATTTCACCTTTAATTTTAAGCTAACTCCAAGAACAGAAAAAGAAGGAACAGTAGTAAGAAAAATTATTAGAGTATTTAAACAATATATGGCTGTCCAAAGAAGTGCTGGAAATCTATTTTTAGAAACTCCAAATGTATTCGATATAAAATACATTAGAGGAGATGACATAAAAACAAAAAAAGTTGACACCCACAAGTCACTAAATTTATTTAAAACCTGCGCATTAAGAAATTTTACAGTAAATTATACACCTTCTAATACATACATGACATATAATGATGTAGCAGGTACTATGACTTCATATGAACTATCCATGTCATTTACTGAATTGGATCCAATATATTATGATAACTACGAAGCAATAGCAGAAGATTCAATAGGTTACTAATATGTCACTATACTTCAGAGATATTCCAAATTTTGATTATGTGAGTCGCCTACCAGGCGCAAAAATATCAGATTACATCACAGTAAAAAATCTCTTCAAAAGAGGGAAAATTCGTGAAGATATATTTGGTGACTTGCAATATTTTACAAAATATAAAATTATTGGAGATGAAAGACCAGATAATGTAGCATTTAAAATATATGGCGATGAGAGATTAGACTGGTTGATATTGCTATCTAATAACATCTTAAATATCCAAACAGAATGGCCATTACCACAAACTGCTTTTGATAAAATATTATTAGAAAGATATGGATCTTATGATAATCTTTATAACGGTATTCACCACTATGAAACAAAAGAATTAAAAACTTCTTCTGGTGACATACTATTAAAAGAAGGTATCATAATCAATGATTCTTGGGGATCCAATGGTAACTTTATTTCTGGCATAGAAACTTCTTTTGGATTATTCTTTTATATCGAAACCGACTCTACCGTAAAAACATACCTACGACAAGCAATTCTAGGATTAGAGGTAGGCGATGAAATAGAAGTTAAAAATTTTGATGATGGCAACTTCAATGGAAAATTTAAAGTAACTAAAGTTGTAAAAAATGGAAATAACTACACTGATTATATTGAATATAAACTTCCAACAAATGCAGAAATCCCAACTTTAAATGGAACTGAAAAAATAAACTATATTTCAACCATAGAATCTGCAATTGGAAATATATATTACTATCAGTATTATGATTACAAAATAGAAGAAGTTGTCAATGTTCCTATTGCAAACTTCATAACACCAATAACAAATTATGAATATGAAGCAAAAATTGAAGATGATAAAAGAAATATATTTGCACTCAAATCCAATTACTTAAATGTAATATTGAACGACATTGAAATAAATTACCCCTACAAAGAAGGTGGACAACAATATGTAAACGAAACCCTGAAAAAAGGAGAGAATATAAGATTAATGAATTAAAAAAAGGAGCCTTTCGGCTCCTTTAATATTATTCAGCTAGTTTGCTAAAGTATGCTAGAGCATCATCTTCGTCTTCTTCGGTTTCAACTGAAACAGAAGAAGATTTTGTTTTGGCATAAGAAGCTTCAAGTTCTTTCATGATATCATCTTCATTTGAAGATTTGGATGAGGAAAATACTTCAAGATCTTCTTCTTGTTCACGAATAGATTTAGAAGCAGAACTAGTACCAAGAACATAGCTTAGACGCTTTTGTAGTTCTTCTGCTGGTTTAAACTTATCACGAGAAATCAATTCTTGTAGAGAATATTCTGACTTCCATAGTTTTTCAAGTTCTTCATCATCTCCATTCATTAGAGGCGATGGCGATTCAAATACACTATCGTCATAATTTGGATAACCAGCAACTTGCTTCACTCGAAGTCGGAAGTTAGCGCCATTCCAGAAATCAAAAGGATCAATCACTGGATCATCTTCAAATTCTGGCTTCATAGATGATTTGATTTTATCAAATACTTTTGCGCCAAACCTAAAGATTTTTACCTGACCTTCAAGTGAGGGATCAGCAGGATTACTTACAATGTAAACATTGGCATAATAACTTAGCTTACGCTTTCGTGTGCGAGCGACTTCTTTATCAGAGTCTAGTCCAGTATTCCAAAGTTCACCATTTGACGCGCATACACAACATTCTTCGCCAAGTGTTGTTGGGCAATTTTCAATAAACCAACGACCGTTGAATTGAAAACCATGATTATAGAGTTTAATAAAAGGTAGATCCTCATTAGGAGGTGCAGGTAGGAACCGAATTACTGCTCGTCCATTTCCTGCTTTATCAGTTTCTAGTTTAAAAACATTTTGGTTTTCTCCAGTGCTGGAGCCCATTTTTTCTGCTTCTTTTAGTAGCTTTTCAGTTAGACTACCAAGAGAAGATTGCTTCTTAAGATCTTTAAAATTCATTTTACGGTGGATACGGTATGTACTGTTTGGCGACTTTCTTGGGTTCCAAAGCCCATTGCAATCATAGCACAGAATCAGGATTCGTGCAAGTCCATTTTGACCGTCTCAATAACTTTTTCGAGTTGAGAAAAAACATTGTTTACATTTTTATCTACATCCACTCCCATCATTTTCACGGATTCATTTAACCTTTCTTTCATCTCAATAGCACTTGGGTCATCAGAAAGACTCAATCTAGCGTATAATACTTTTTGTTTTTCTAATAAATCTTCTAAAACTTTTATGTAATCAACTTTTTGTTGTCTTGTCATTGAATAATATGATAAAACATTCGAAGATAATTGCTCTTGTAAAAGTTTTATTTCATTCAATTCATTTTTTACTATTTCGGATCCAAAAAAACTCACAGCAATACCTTCCTTACAATGTCTTTGTATTTATTCAAATCTATCTTTAAAAAAGGAGAATATTTTTTTATTTTTTTAGAAGTCAGTTCCCAAACTGGATCCAACAATTTTAAATCAAATTTTTCTCTATATTTGAGCATTTGATCTAATATTACCATACTTTCTAGCATTATATTTCCAGCCAAATATTCTTTCAATATTTTTGGATGCTTATTGCCTTCAATTTTTAAAAAATCTAAAAAATTCTTTCCCTCAAATACTTTTTTCAAATCTTGCTCAAAAAGATAACTCAATGACTGTGTTTTCTTTTGCCATTCTAAGTAGTTATCATTTCCATTTTTGATGATATCGCCAATCCACAAAGAAGATGGGTCAGATGAAGAAACAAAATTCGAAACAAAAAACTCTACAATTTCCTCGTCTTTGTTTTTTCTCGATAACTTTTCGAAAAAAATACGATCTTTTCTTTTGTGGAAAGATTCAATAGATGCTTTTATTTTACCATTATATCTAATGAAATCATAGCTTTCATTTGTAAAATGTTGTTTTAATGCAAGATAAGTCTTGTAAGTATCATGTGGCGTCACTTTCATCTTTAGAATAATAGTTTTCAATTGAATAAGATTCATCTTCAGTGAAAAAAGCAGATATTGTATATCGTATTCCTTTTTCTACTTTCTTCACACCATGATTAAACTTTAAATTTCCAGGGTGTACAACCAACATTCCTGGTCTGGGTTGAACTTGAATATTTAAATTAGAATAATATAGTTGGCCCCCTTCAAAATTGTCGTTTAAATATAAAACTCCACCATATGTTCTATGTGGAGATCTGTTGGGGGTTATGCCATCTTGTTCTATATTGTCTGCATGTGGAGGTAATTCATTTCCTTCTTTCCACCTAACAAACTGAGGAGGTTCTATAAAAATTGTTTCACAAGGAGAATTCATGCGAATAAACCTCAACATACCCTGAGAAATCTGATATAATATATTTTTTATTTTTTTATCCTTAATAGCATTAAAGTATATACATTTCCCACTCCAATATTCAACATCAGAGTTGTGTTGATCATGTAAATTGTCGTTTGTTTTTGCCCAATTTAATATATAATCAATTGCTTCTTGAGTTAAAAAATTTTCAGCAACTAAAGGAAAAATCTCATCAGTCATAAAGGTAATTTAGCTCTAGATGTCTTTTTCAAAAAGTTTAATTGAACTGCGTCCCACTTTAGTTTTTCCTTTAATGGCTTTGAAATCAGCTTGGGAACAGTCTCTATGTCAATGTTATTCTTATCGCAATACTCAACGATAGCATTAATATAATTATACTCTGGATTCTTTTGGACCAAAGTTTCAATTTCTTGTGCAAATTTATCTTGACATAGAAATTTCTTTTGCATTTCTTGTTTTAATTCTTCAGACGGATTCATATTCTTTTAACTTATCTTGGGTGAATTTTTTTACATATTTTACAAGAAGTTTGATGTATTTTTCAATATCAGTTTCAATATATGTCACTACTTCTCCATTTTCACATGCCATAATAATTACAAGTTGCTCTGCTGATTTTCCTGTCAATTCCTTTAACATGAAACAATATGCCGCAGCCTGAACAAAATAATTTTCAATCCATTCTTTTGGTTTTGGCTTCTCAGAAGATTTATAATCAATAATACTCAGTTTTCCATCATATTCAGCAATTGTATCGACAGTTCCTGCAATTTTAAAGTAATTGCTATACATTGAACTTTCAATTGCAATAATATTGTCTATTTTATCTAATTCAGATTTTGCAACATCAAAAAGAAATTTGGGAAGAGGAGTAGATTTTGGCAACTCATCATTTAACAAGTAGTTTTCGATGAGAGAATGCATTGCAGTTCCACGATTAGTAGAAGCTTTTGTAATTCGATTTGCCTCTTCTTCCCCTACTCTTTTTCTCCAGCTAGCAAATTTTTCTTTATTATAATGTGAAGTGACTGAAGTTACTGAAACAAATCTTTTTAATTCTGTTTCACCTTCAGTCTCAATTTTATAAAACCTAACTCCATTGATAGTTTCTCTTTCAAGTTTTGGCAGATTAATATCAATGTGTGTGAATGTTTTTTTGCTTTTTGTTTGCCAAGGACTGCTCATTTCCATTCCAAAAACTTTCATCCATTATAGCAGAAACTCGACCTGATGTCAAAATCCCAAAGAATGTTTTGCGATCAAATATTCTTTGACTAGACCAGATCTTACAACATCTTCCACATTAAATTCTATAGTCTCGAATGATGGCATAACATTCAAGATTTTCATGAAATCATGAATTCCATTTTTTTCGTTTTGTCTAACTAGATCACTTTGTGATGCATCACCACTAAACATTATTTTACAGTTTTCGCCAACTCTTGTAATAATAGAATCATGTTCATGTCCATTCATGTTCTGAAACTCATCTACAATAATAATACAGTTATCAAATGTAGTTCCTCTTAAGAAACTCGAAGACCAAAATTTAATTGTTTCTTGGGATTTCAAATTACCATAAAGCATTTCAAAATCTTCATCTGATGGAAGTTGGAACATATATTTCACCATATTTTTATATGGAATCTCAAATAATGCGCTCTTATCTTCGTGTCCACCAGGCAAAAATCCGATCTCACGAGTTTGAACTAGTGATCGAATGATATAAATTTTTTCATATGGAGTTTTTTCATTTAAAACTTCCTGTAAAGCTTTATATAAAAGAACAAATGTTTTTCCAGTTCCAGCAGCACCATAAGCTAAAATATGTTTCCCATCATCATAATAATCAAATAATTTTTTCTGATTATCTGTGAGTGGTTCTATATCAAGTAACAACTCAGAATTAATTGGTTTCCTTCTTTTCATCTGCTTTGTTGTCATACCAACGCCAATTGGTTGATATTCATCAGATGTCTTTCTTCTTCTTGCCATATCAATATTGCATTTTTGATTTACTTCCACCCGATTTGTCAGCTTTTTTCAAAACTTCTCCCCAACCAGGATGCTTGTTTACTAAACGATTTTTCCAATCTCCAACTTCTCCAGAACCTGGACAGGTTGATGGATCAGACCAATCTCTTTCCCAATCTGAATTATCTAATTTCCATTTATCCCAATCATGAATACTCAGAGTAATTTCTTTTTGTTCACCAGTTTTTTTATTAATTATTGGATATGTAGGCAAAATCAAAACTCCTTATAATATCTTTTATATTTATTCTATACAAATAGAAGGTGCATCATCGCATTCAATACAGTCAATACATTCATCAATATCAGGATATTTCCTTAATAATTCTTGAAACTCTTCCTCCGTAAGAAGGACTTTAAATACATGACCCGTTAAATGATCTTTGACACACCAACTTTTCATTGTTCTTTATGGAGATAGTCTTGCTCTATGTAGACGCTTTTCTTCATAATATTTCCAAACATTTGGTGCCCACTTTTGTAGGTGGGGAACAAACTGTTCGCAAAGTGCCTGGATTTCCAATTGGGCATCCATCTTTGCTCGAAGATCCATAATATGAAGAACGGATCGTAGGTTAAAAGAAACTACAAAGTTTTGACGAATTGCTTGTGCTAAGTAATCTCTAATGTGTTCTTCGCACATTCCTTTTTCATATTTTAAAGCATAACGCTTACAACCTTCGAGAATAAAATTCAATTCATCTTGATAATCATCTTCGGTCCAATCATATTTTTTACCATAACGATTGGTATAAAACCCAGGAGGACGAACATAAAAAACATCTTCTGGTTTTAGTTCACCACTTGCTACTTTAATGACTCTTTTTCCAGTATAGCGTTGTGATTGAACATCGAAGCTAACTCCAACTCTATGAGTTCTTGCTTGCATTGCAACATTGTGGACATACCCAGAAACAGAAAATGTAATTGAAGGGTGTTCCAGGGGTCCCCAGTGTCCCTTCTCGTTACTTAAAAGACGCTCTACCACCCAAACACCACATTCAGATGGACTAGGAATTTTTTGATTGTGAATCGGAGTTTCGGAGTAGTCGCATTTTCCCGCTTGATAAATGACTTGCTCTGGAAGTGAGTAGCATTGAAGCATTACTACTTCAAGATTTTTATCAAGTTCTAACAGGTCTTTTGCTTTAATTGGTTTCATTCGTTTGTATTCTCCCAGGTATCTTTTTCTTTTTTACGAAGTTTTTTCAACTCTTTGATCATATCTTTAATTTCTTGATATGCTGTCTCTGGGCTGATTTTATCACTAATTTCAAGTCCAACAACATATTGAACTTTATCACCGAAGCGAGCAAGTGCTCGCTCGAAAGCAGTCAATTCTTCATACATTATGGTTCCTCATAATAATCTGGTTCGTAGTCATTCGATATATCAGAGGGTCGTTTGGATAAAAGATCCTCAAATTTAATTATATTACTTTCCTCGGTCTCTTCCATTTCCAATTTAAGGGACTCAAGTAAAAGTTCCATGTTTTTAATGATTAGATTTATTTTTTTCTTATTCATGATAAACGAATCATGTCCATTCACATTCTACACAAAAAAAGGGGGGTTGTCAATCCCCCCACATGATTAATTATTTTTTTAAATTGTTTATGCTATTTGTGGCTGTTTTGCCATATTCAATTGTGCAATTAAAAGTAGTTTTTCTTTTTTTGCTTTTTTCTTTAAATAACTAACAAAATAGCTATTCATCTCATCTACCCTCCTTAACAAATTTAATTCCGCGATAAACTTCATTATATTGTTGTGGTTGCTGTTGATTTTGTTGATGAGCTTGACGACGAACTTCGGTGTCATATTCAACACCTCTATATACGACTTTAGACATTAGGTTTGCTCCTTTACTATTAGTAAATTTGCGTTGCTTCTCCTAATGGATACTTCCGCTGGTTGTCCAGTCAACGATAGAAGTATTATACTTCCTAAATTTATATATGTCAATAGTGTAGCAATTTATACTATTTTGTATAGTGTTTATACAAAATAGTATTAAGATTTGTAACTGATTTATCGTTGGATAAATTCCAACTTAAATCTTTGTGGTTTCAACTGCTCAATAATCACATCACATCCAATTTTAGGGTCGCAATTTCCGCAGGTAAATATATCAACTGCAACATCGCCATTCTCTGGCCAAGTATGAACTGATATATGACTTTCAGACAGCAAACATAAAACAGTAACCCCATGTGGATCAAATTTTTTAAATATGGTTTGACAAACAGTTGCACCACTGATTGATGCAGCATTTTCTAACAAATCTACAAGAAAGTCTACATCATTTAAATGTGAATATTTACAACCATAAAGATTTAAAAGATAATGCTTCCCCATTAGTCCACTGGATTATCTTCATATTCTTTTAGTAGTTCTGATACCAATTCTTCGGTACCGTCCATGGTTTTAATTTTATATATTGATGATTTCATATATTTTTTAATTTTTTTATATTTTTTGATTAAATTTTCTACTTCATCTTTATAGATTACTACATTAGTATTATCTTTGCTACTGAATCCCAAACTCATCTTTTTTTCTTGCTTTCTTTACCTTGAACTCCCCAAAGCCTTGGGTTTACTCTACCGTAACCAAAATCAATCTTGGTTACTTTTTTTTCTTTATACTTATCGTAATATAAGTCAAAAATATCTACTCTTTTTCTTCCTCTACAAACATCTATATGATTATCATCATCTATTTTATAATAAACAAGATAAGCATCGCTAGGTGATGTTGTATCTTTTATTTGTTCTATTGTCGCCTTTTCATATATTAATTCACAACCATAATTTAAATTTATTTGTATCTTTTCTTCTTTTGTCCATTCTGCCATTTTATCTTTATCTACAATGGTTTTCATGATCTACCTCCCCATTGGATGTCAGGATATGCTTCGCTAACAATAGGAAGTGTTATCTTATATTTAGAAGAAAGTTGCTTGTCTTTCGTCAAGATTAAAATCTCAGCTTCCAAAGGATGTAATCCTTCCAAAAGATTTATAAACATAGTTTCTTTTCTGAGTTTAGAAATCTGATCATTTCCACCAACAATAAAGTTGTAAAAAATACCAGCTTCTTTTCTCAATGAAGTTCTTTGTGCGTTACTGTATGTATCTACAATTTGAGGGCTGTTTAATTGTTTATCAATACTGGAAGACAGTGTATCATTTCCAGAAGTTTGTTCTTGTATATTTGAATATGGCACTGGACCTTCAGGGATTGCAGATCGTATGCTATCATCAAAATTCCAAATTAAAATAGAAACGAGAGCATCATTGCGATACTCTCTAAGAATTTCTATTTTTTTATCTTTAGTTCTTTGCTTTGAAACAAGCTCAAGTATTTCATGTTGAAACGGATTTGGCTGCAACTGAGTGGGTTGAGCTTCATTCTTTTTATTAATTGTTTTGGTTGTCATTGTTAGTAAGTATCAATCTAAATTAAAAAAATATCAGTCGTAATTGTTATTCATCTTCATCATCTTCGTCTTCAAAATAATCAGGATTAAACGATATTGCAACTACTTCATCTGGGATAATGTTACCATTATGATCATAAAATTCTGGATGTAACTTTGGAATTTCTCTGTAGTTCATCATATATTCTCTAGCTACCCAACCCCCAATAATTCCAATAAGAAAAAACATCAAAACTAAAAAAGACCCAAAAACTAAACTAGTTGCTAACATATAATTTCTCCTAAGAACTTCTTTTTTTAAGATGTAACTCTACGCGAAAATGAAGTTCTCTTCTGAACAGAGAAACCATCTTAGCGTAAATAAAGCTAAAAATTTTTGGCTCCTCCTCTTTACTTTTTAAACTTCGGAGCATAAGCTCCGTACCTTTATTTATTCTAGGTTTTCTTTTTTCTTCCCGGTTTCTTGTCATGAATGTATTTTTCAGCGTCAGTCAAGATAGAATGTATGTAATTACGAATCTTCCTTATAAAAGGTTTTGATAGGTGTCCATAAGCCTCTCTAAGCTGCCTATGAGCACTATCTTGTCCACCCTCTAAATACTCGTCCAATTCATCTATTAGATACTTTAAATTGATAGCAGTAATACTATCTAAAAATTGTTGAGTCTCAATTCTCTTTGCATCTTTACCTCTCAAATATTGATAGAAATTCATTACAAATTTTTGCTCAACAAAAGCATAATCAATTGCTTTTTCTACATCATAACAATACTCGTACATCTATACAATTCCCTTTTCTTTTAAGTATTGAACAGTATCAGTACATCCACCAAGATGGTGTTCGTCCATTATCACTTGTGGAAATGTTGATCCTTTGCCAAATTCGGAATAAAATTCATCCCTTGTAAAATTTTCGCCCAATGTATATACTACATGATCAAGATTAGTTAATTTCATAACTTGCTTAATCTTATCACAATATGGACAACCCTGTTTTGAATAAATTGTAAATTTCATATCTTTATTAATAGTTAGTTGGATCTAATTTTTTTACTAAATTTCCTTTCCCTTCCAATGTCTTTACAAATAATTCTGTAAATCTTTCCATCTTATCTGGATGTACAGTAGCAGGATATTCATCTATTGCATTCTTTAGTGAATTTAATTCTTCCCATTCTTCAATGGTTAACATAAGCCTAAGATCACATAATTACATTTATATTTAATTATCAAAACATTCCACCAAAGAATGATGATCCATTATTCCCGTCTTTTTTCATTTTATCGATCATGTCCTCAAGTTTGTCAGAAAATTCTTCTGTTTTAATGATTCTATCAATAGCTACAAGAAGTTCAGAAATATTATAATTTATATTAGATTTTTCAGATCGAGCTGCATGTGCAAGAGCAGCTCGTAGAGATCCCTTTGCTTCTTCTAAATTCTCGATAACATTTTTAGATAATGCCATAATTCTCCTTTTTTTTACATTACTATTTTATCAAAAATTAAATAAAATTACAATAGGGAAATCCGTACCTAATTAATTTCAATTTTATTATATATTTCATATATTGTATTACAAGTTTCAATTGACTCAGTTTCAAGAGATTCAATTCTTTTTTCTTGTTCGTCCAATCTTCGAATTATATTTACCATTGTATCCATTAAAGAATAATCAACTCCAGTTACTTCATCAGTAATCTTCAAGTTCACATTTTCATAATCCTTTAAAAATTTATCAAAAAAATTCATGGTTCTTTAATTTGTCTGAATGGAATGTTTAATGTCATCTCATATTTAACTGGGCATCCATCAGTAGACTTATACTTAGACACCCATTTATTTAACATAATCTTAGCATATGTTGGACGAACCGAAAATGCTTTTGTTCTAGCATTAAAATACTCCTGAGATTTTTTTGGAAAATTTTCTGATTCGACCAACAAAGAATATTCTAATAAATTTAACTGAGATTCAAACTCTTTTTTATTGGCCTCAGTTGGATGTTCTACAACTAAATCAATCAATTCTTCAATCATTTTCAATGTAGTAAAATTTTTTCTCAGGAGTTTTTAATTGTTTTTTAATAAACTTTGTTGCTGATTCGAGTGAATAAAATTTAATCATTTTTGGAAAAATTTCCATCTCCATAAAATTCCACCAAATAAAAAACTTTTTATACTGTGGAAAAAAACAGACTTCGCCTGATAAGTCTGATTGTTCTACTATTCGGTATTTCATTGATTTCTATTGATTGTTGGTACAGTATACTCTACATTATTCCAATGTCGAACTACACCAGCAACAATGAAACAATTTGTAATAAGGTAGGTAAAAAAGATTATCGATCTTACCACTGCAATTATGTCAGACTCACGATCACATTTTGATGCTTTTTCTCCTAATGCTTTTGCCCACCATCTCCAGGCATTCTTAGACTTTTTCTTTTTTTGCTGACTCATGTCCAAGTTCCCATGCAGTTTTTAGCCATTGCGTTAAAATTTCATTTTTTTTAAATGGGTCTGGACATTTGACATCCCCAAAAAATCTTTCAGATCTAGAAGAAAAATTTTCTGATTCATAAAACCAATCATCAAACTTAGTATAATCACTCATTTTCAATTTTCCTTGGTTTTGTTTTAGTAACAGTGTAGTATTTTTTATTTAACTTATATCTAGAAATATATTTGTCCAAATGCTCCTTACAAACAAAATAACAAACCTTCTCTTCTTTTCCATCTTTATGAACCAAAGTTAGAGGGAAAGTTTCATGAAATGGTAAGGTTTCAATTACAACTTCTTCTTTAGGTTTTTCTCTTTTAGCCTGCGGTTTTAGTTTGACTGGCTTTTTCTTTGTCATTTAAAACTGATTTGTAATAGCGATTGTAGGAAAGAAATCGATTCATACTAGGGACAACTCCCAAAGAATCGCAGCATCTAATATAAGATACAAACTCAAACCAAGGAGAGGTAGGATCTGTATCGCTCATAGTTTGTATTCAACCGATCCTTCATGTACAGATCCCTCATCATCCCAACCTTCTTGTTTCTTTTTAAGATACCATCGAGTTGATCGAATACAATCTTCTTCTGTAAGGCTAGTGATAACTCCGTTACCATCTTTATCTGTACTTTTCCAAGTTCCCCAACGAGCCTTCTCTACTTTGAAAGAATCATCAATCCAATTTACTTCATCAGAATTGTTTTGGTGTTCCATAATAAGCTTTATCCTCTCTGTATCGTGTAATAATTGCAGATGCAAATTCAACAAAATTATCCATATTAGTTTGAATTTGCATCTCACTGTCATCAAAATTGTTAGTGATGCTTTCAATCATATCTTCTGATGGAATCTGGGACATCAAAAGGGCAAGAACTGCAATAATATACGAAGCAATGCTGTGCGCAGTACTAACATCTCGCATAGCAAGAATAGTATCAAATGTACTAGGAATTCCTTCTTCTTCGTTGCCATCTTCATCGGCACCATAAGAAGCAATTGCACCCATACCACAAATCCAGATTAGTTCAAAACACATAAAGTTTTGAACATCAGGTGAAATTAAAATCAATTCTTCTTTGGTTGGAATTTTTCCTTTTTGTAGGGTGTCAATGATATGATCCGGAACATCTTCCAACTCAAGTTCTTCAGACAGACATTCATTGAGATCATGCCTTTCCATTAGACACTCAAGAAAATCATAAGTAAAATCTGTAATCTCTTCTCCTTCCTTTTTGATTTCGTTAATCCTGGATTGAAGAGACTTTAGGTCAATTGAATTTGATTCTGTGCTCATAGCATTCAAGTTTCAGATTCTACCTTACCAGATTTTTCTCCGCCTGTCAACTCCTTGTGTAGCTCTCGTGCCAGTTTTTCATATTTTCTTCTCATAATAAAATTTGTTATTGGATTTTGTGGGTGAAAACGAATCATCCAATATAACCTTTCTATTTTAATTGAGATCAACTTAAAAACTAAATTTATTCCATCGGAAACATTTTCGTCCACAACCATCATATAAACGATGATCCCAAATATGATTAATATAGTTGATTGGTATGTGATCATAATTATAATCTGGTTTGACCTTCAATCGTTGATCTAATATTACGAAGATAATCTAGGACAAGATTCTGGTAAATCAACAATTCTTTTTCACATTGTTGATTCTTTGCTTGGATTCTAATTTTACTATGTGGAGTTTTAAGATCTTCTATAAGAAGATCAATTGATTCTAGATTTTTATTTTGATGTTTCATTTTAGTTTATGCCTTCCATATTATCTAACATTTAGTCTCTTCGCATGGAATCATCATCATTTCTAAAGAAATTATAGAGATCATCAACAGTCATATTTGAGTCTAAATGTGTAGATGGATCAGGATTTCCTAAATCCATAATTTGCATAAATTCGTCTAAACTACCTTTTTCTCCTTCTCCTTGTACTGCTATTCTTCTTGCTTTTCTTATAATTTCAGCTGCAGATCTATTTGCTTTAGACCATTTTTCGGCAAAGATCATATCTTCTAAACTTACTTCGTCTCCCTTTTTGATGCAATCAGCAATTTTTTCCAAACGAAGTCTTACTTGAGTTGAGAGCATGTTATTCTCCTGTTAAAAGGTATTTATCTAGATTTTCTTTTGCTTTTGGGCTTGTTTGTATTTCCTACAAAAACTGTACCCACTCCTGCTGATGCTGCTCTATGTGCTTCAATAAATTTTTTTGCCTGTAATTCAGTATTAACAACTTCTAATTGCTGACCATTAAAGATTATGATTAGCTGCTTTTTACCGAATGGAACTGCAGCATAATAATCTTGTGTGATAAATCCTTCTTTCATAACATGTTTTTACGAGGTCGATATACTTTTAATTCTTGTCTTGACAATTGAGTTCTCCATTTTTCAATTTCATTTAGCTTTCCATCTGAATAAAATTGCTGCCTATAGAACCAGTCATAAAAATCACTATGTGCTTTAGATCGATTGCAAGATTCACATGCACAAACTACATTTGTGATATGATCTGTCCCACCTTTTGCTTGTGGTATGATATGATCTATTGTTAGATTTTCTTCAGATTCACAATAAGCACATTTATGTTCCCATTTTTCTTTAATTGATTTTCTCCACAATCTTCTTGCTTCTGATGGAGATGATGTTTCTAGGTTGTAAAGATAATCTTCTGATGAATTGTAAAGTTGCATTCTTTAAATGAGAACTTATAATATCTATAGTTTCTTTGATCGTAATATAGATGTAAATGAATTCTATATGATACGAAATATCTTGATCTCTTTCAAGAAATTTTTGAATTCTTTTTAGCACAAGCACTCCTCGCCCAAGCACGACTTAAACTATTTACATAAGAACAAGATTTTTGTTTTTTGCCACAATAGGGACACATTTCATTCGGTGGATCTGAAATATATCCCTCGGGAGTATACATCTTCTTCTTTTTTTGGTTCTCTAATTGTTTTCTTTTCCTATGATTCATACAATCACTGGTTCTTGCGATC